CACCAACGGCCTACGCAACAGTCACCGATGACACCACAACAAACGGCACGCGATACCCATTATTTGCCAACCAAACGGCGGGTAATTTAAGCACCGAATACACATCTAGCACCAAGCTACAATTTAACCCTAGCACGGGCGTATTTACGGCCACACAATTTAGCGGATCGGGTGCGGGGCTAACATCTATTCCCAATTCGGCACTTAATAATTCTAGTGTGACAGTTGGGACAACGGCTATTTCGTTGGGATCATCGGCCACAACGATTGCGGGGCTTGTATCGGTTACTAGCACCACGTTTGTGGGCGCTTTAACGGGAAATGCAAGTAGCGCAACAACGGCAACCACGGCCACAAATGCAACGAATATAGCGATCACGGATAACACAAGCACCAACGCAACGTATTATCCCGTGTTTGTATCAAATTCAAGCGGAAATAATCCCGCCACAACATCATCAACAAAGTTAAAATATAACCCATCCACGGGTGCGTTGTATGTTTCCGCAATTTATATTGCGCCATAAGGGGAAATCATGGGAAATCTAGTCTTTCAAGCGGCATCAGGCGGTCAAGTGGCCGTAAGTGGCCCAAACACCGCATCTAGTTTTACGATTGCCGTTCCCGCCGTATCGGGCACTTTTGTAACAACGGGTGACACGGGCACAGTAACGACAACCATGTTGGCAAGCACCACAGGATCGGGTGCGGTTGTATTGGCCACTAGCCCTACATTGGTGACACCAGCATTGGGAACGCCATCGACTATTGTTTTAACCAATGCCACAGGATTACCGAATTCAGGTTTAGTTAATAGTTCAATCACAATTGGTGGCACATCTATATCATTGGGTGGGTCATCAAGCGCAATTACCAATGACATCACTATTCATGGATTGACTGTTGGACAAGGTGCGGGGTCAATATCGACTAATACTGTTTTGGGTGCTAGTGCTTTGAACGCCAACACAACAGGCGCTCGAAACACCGCATTGGGTAATTTGGCTTTAGCGGGTAACACCACAACCACATATTCTGATGCAACGGCAATAGGTTATAACGCACTTTATCAAGGAGGTGGAGGAAAATCTACTGCTGTTGGTTCTGGTGCTTTATCTTCTGAAGTTGGGTCAGGCGGTACAAACGTAGCTGTTGGATACAACGCTTTGACAAATGATAATTCTGGTGGCTCTCATGTTGCAGTTGGTGTTCAAGCACTTAATTTCAACACCACAGCATCCAATAACACAGCAGTAGGTTATCAAGCCAACTATGGTGTAAATGGTGGAGCGGGTAATTCAAACGCTGTAACTATTGGTTATCAAGCGGGCTACGTTTCATTTACTGGTTCGGTTGGCTCTACTATTATTGGTTATCAGGCTGGTTATTCCATAAACAGACCAGATGGTTTGACTTTGATTGGATATCAAGCAGGTTACTCTCTCAATAACTCAGTCAACAGTAATAACGCAGATACTTATATTGGGCATCAAGCAGGGTATAGTACAACATCTGGTGCAAATAACACAGCAGTAGGATATCAGGCGGGGTATAACAATACAATAGGAGCAAATAACTTTTTTGGGGGTTTTGCTGCTGGTTACGGTGTAACTGGTTCATATAACACTTATCTGGGCAGCTTTGCGGTTAGCTCAAACAGTAGTACTGGCTCTAGTAATACTGCAATAGGTTTTCAATCTTTAGCCAACAACACCACAGCATCTAACAATACAGCAATAGGGTTTCAAGCTGGAAGCAATATAACTACTGGTTCTTCAAATATTTATATTGGTTCTGGTTCACCACAAGCATCATCAGCTAGTGCAAATAATGAAATAAACATAAACACACAAGCAAGTGCAGGAAAAGGCAGTTCTACTGGATTTATTAACCCCAATGGTGGTGGTGTATATCAAGGTAACAACTCAACGCTTTGGACTATTACATCAGACGAAAGACTAAAGAAAAACATTGTAGACAATACAGTAGGATTGTCTGCTGTTACACAAATCAAAGTGCGTAATTTTGAATACCGCACAGAAGATGAAGTGACAGATTTACCAAAACATAGTGCTATTAATATTAAAGGCGTTCAGCTTGGGCCAATAGCACAAGAACTTATACAAGTTTTACCAGATTGCGTAAAAACAGAATCTACTGGCGTTATGTCTGTAGATTCATCTAATGTGATATGGCATTTAGTCAACGCAATTAAAGAGCTAAACGCAGAAGTTCAATCCCTTAAAGCAAAAGTAGGAGCATAAACATGGCACAAGTAAATTCATGGACATGGACAATTCAATCAATGCAACAATGGCCTAGCGGTACAAACGCTGGCTATGTTGTCAACGTCAATTGGACTCTAACAGGCACAGACGGCACACAAACCGCAAGTATTGGTGGAAACACTCAATACCCCGTATCTGATGCTCAGGCAGGCTTTGTACCTTATGCTCAACTCACTCAAGCCACAGTCATTGGTTGGGTGCAAGCATCTTTGGGAGAGCAAGGTATTGCTAACTTTGAAGCCAACGTGCAAGGCCAGATTAATAGCATGGCTAATCCTCCAGTTTCTCCAATAACACAACCATTGCCTTGGGTGGCCTAATGGATTGGAAAATCTTAGAGGTTGAGCATAAGGATGGGCAAATCACATCGGCCAAATACTATGTTTCCAACGGCAAAGTAGACACCGAGGGGAATTGGTATTTCACCGAAAAGGGTGATATTCCTTATGATCAAGTGACCGAACAAAACGTGATTGATTGGATCAAATCGGCATCTATGCTTGATGGAAAGAACATAATAGAATCACGGCTAGAGGAACAATCCAACCAACCCGTGAAAGCCGTTCCTCCTTGGCTTCCACAAACCTTTACACCCAAGCTATGAAACTAGAACTTTCAATCCCACAAGTAAACACGATTTTTGTTGCATTGCAACGTAATCAAGAATTAATTGCACAGACGATGGAAGAAATCCAACGCCAAGGCAATGAGCAACAACCAAAACCCGCCGATGATGGGCACGTTGTAGTGCCCGCATAAGAGGAGAAACCATGACCGCGCCAATAGATATTATTAGCTCCGCTTTAAAGGATATTGGCGCATTGGCGGCCGGTGAAACGCCCGATCCGGCATCCGCACAAGACGCGTTTGTGATGATGAATCGAATGATCGATCAATGGTCAAACGAACAAATGATGGTTTATTACAAAACCGAGGTCATTTTTCCGATCACACCCGGCCAAACCCAATACACCATCGGCCCCGGTGGTGAAATTGGCGCGGTTTTTACCGGATCAATCACCAATAACGTGTTGACGGTTACCGCGATCACAAGCGGTGCAATAGCCCTTGGGATGACACTAAGCGGCACCGGAATTACCACGGGCACCAAGATCAATGGTTTTGCAACCGGCGCGGGCGGAAATGTTAACGAATTAGGCACCTATTTGCTTAACATTAGCCAAAATGTTTCAAGCACCACAATCAATGCTTTCTATCAACGCCCACTAAGCATTAATTCATCATTCGTTAGAATCAACACCAATTCCAATGGCGTGCCCATTATTAACGGCGGATTGGATTATCCCGTTGCCGTGTTGAATCTAGAAAACTACAACATGATTGGCTTAAAGACGCTAAACGGCCCGTGGCCAAAGGCGGTTTATTACCAACCAAGTGATCCATTGGGAAACATCTTTGTGTGGCCAAACCCATCGCAAGGCGAAATGCACTTATTTTGCGATACTTTATTTAGCAATTATGTGACGATTAATGATCCGATCATATTGCCCCAAGGCTATGAAATGGCGTTGGAATGGTGCCTAGCGGAAAGATTAATGCCCGCATATGGAAAGGCAAGCGCAACGCAAATACAGATGATTAATGCCTTTGCCGCACAGGGGAAAAGCACAATCAAGCGCACCAACATGAAACCCGTGCAAAATTCCGCCTATCAAGACGCGATCTTGACATCACGCCAACGCGATGCGGGCTGGATTTTGAGCGGAGGCTTCTTCAGATAGGACTAGAAAATGCCGGACTTTGGTTTTGTTGGGGCAAGCTACACCGCACCTAGCATCTATCAGGATGCGCAGGAGTGTATTAATTTCTATCCGGAAATCGATCCCACTAAACAACAAGGCGATAGGGGAGTTGTTGCGCTATACCCAACGCCGGGCCTAACCACGCAATTGGTGTTGCCCGCCGGTGCCGAAATCCGTGGCCTTAGAACACTTAGCGGCGGGACGCAGGCAATAGCGGTTTGTGGCGCTTATGTGTATCTTTTATCAAGCACGCTAACGCCCACGATTGTGGGAATCTTAAATAGCACAAGCGGCCGTGTGGGGCTTGTTGATAATGGCTTGTATGCCTACATTGTGGATGGGTCTTATCGCTATTCATGGCGCATTACAACGCCCACAACGGCCATATTTACCGGATCAATATCGGGCACAACGCTAACGGTTTCCAACATTCAAAGCGGCACAATTGCTATTGGGCAAGTTTTGTTTGGTGTTGGTGTGTCACAAGAAACGGTGATCACGGGCGGATCGGGCACGACGTGGACGTTGAATATATCGCAAACGGTTGCATCCACATTGATGAATTCATTAAATACGGCTAGTTTTACCGGATCAACCGCATCGGGATCAACCAATAGCACATTGTTAACCACATCAACATTGTATTTGGGGCAAACCATTCAAGGCACTAGCGTGCCGGTGGATTCGGTGGTGATCGCCATCAACACGCCTAGCGGTGGATACAATTCTTACACGCTAAGTAGCAACACCACGGTTGGATCGGAAACCATGTATGCGCTAGATTTCACGGTGTTGCCTAGCACCGATGGGGCATTTAGCGGCGGAACAACGGTGGATGTGATTGATAACTATTTTGTTTATTCACGCCCATCTAGCCAACAATGGGGATCATCGGATGCGCTAAGCCCCATATCGCAACAATTATCTTTTGCATCCAAGGATGGCGCACCGGATCAATTGGTTGCGTTGATTGTGGATCACAGGGAAGTTTACCTAATGGGCGAGGCGAGTTCGGAGGTGTGGGTGGATGCGGGCTTGTTTCCGTTTCCATTCCAACGCATACCGGGCACTAGCACCCAACACGGAATTGTTGCCCAAAATAGTGTTTCACGCCTAGCCAATAGTTTTGCCTATGTAAGCCGAAACCTACGCGGCCAAGGCCAAATCATGCAAATGAATGGCTATATTCCGCAAAGAATAAGCACGCACGCGGTGGAAAACACGTTGGTGAATCAGTATATTGAGGATGCGGTTGCGTGGACTTATCAATTGGAAGGCCATGAGGTTTATGTTGTTTCGTTTCCTACAATTAACATCACTTGGGCTTTCGATTCCACAACGGGGCTATGGTATAAATGGCTTTATTACACCGGATCACAATACACGCGGCACCGTGGAAATTGTTCGTGTGTATTCCAAAATATGGTGTTGGTGGGTGATTACGCCAACGGAAAGATATATGAGTTGGACAACACCAACTACACGGATGATGGAAATAACATTAGGCGGCTAAGACGCGCACCGCATTTGGTTTCGGATTTACAACGGCAGTATTTCGAGGAATTTCAGATTCAATTTCAACCCGGTGTGGGAACAACGGGCCTTAGCCAAAATCAATTTCTTTATATACAATCACCCTATTACATTGCGCCAACGGCCACGCTAACGATTCCGGCCACACAAACCGTTGTTTTGGGCACGCAAAGCGCAATTAGCCAACAGACAACAACCACTAACCCGCAAGCTATGTTGCGTTGGTCAGACGATGGCGGATCAACATGGTCCAAGGAACATTGGGTCGGCATCGGCCAAACCGGAAAATATCAAAACCGCGCAATTTGGCGGCGATTGGGCCAAGCGCGTGATCGGGTGTTTGAGGTGGTGGTGACCGATCCCGTCAAGGCCGTTATTGTTTCCGCTAACTTAAAGGCAAGTGGGGGTGAAAATTGACAATTACCACTAATACATCACAATTACAACCTTATCCACAAAGTGAATTTTTGGATAAGGCATCGAATCGGCCTACACGGGCATGGCAACAATTCTTTTTGAATTTGTTGAACTTTACCCCTAGCACCACGGCAACCACGGGATCGGGCACATTGCCCGCGCATCCGGTTGGTTTCATAAATATCACGGTAAACGGGCAACATTTTAAAGTGCCGTATTACAATGTATAAATGGGGGAAAAATGACAACAACCGCAATAAATAACGCCGTGCAAGATGCTATGGCCGGATTACCGGCGGGCACAAGCGATTTTATTAACGCTAATATCGGCACGCCCCAAGGCCAACAGGCTATTTTGCAAGCGGCCGCATCGATTGGAATTACAGACCCCGCGCAAATTGCAAGCATTGTTAGCACCGCAACGGGGATGAATATCACACCCCAACAGGTGCAAGCGGTGGCGCAACCGGCACCCACAAGACGAATTACAACCGGCGCATCACAAAGCACGCCATCAACAACAGGATCGGGGGCCACGCCAACCGATTTGGGCACATCACTTTCTAGCATGGCCGCACCGCAATTTGTGGGATCGGCCGCACCGGGCGCGGTTGGCACAAGCTATGGCCAAGCATCGGGCAATATGATTAGTGCGGCGCAACAAGCCAATCCGGAATTATCACAAGCATTGATAAGCGGAAATGCGGCGGTTAATTACAACGCGGATACCGGCACATATAACTTAATCAACAAGACAACGGGCGCACCAATCGCCGGAAATTATCAAGTGCAAGTAGGGCCAAACGGCACCGGAATCAACATTCCTAGCGGGAATGGGATGATTCAAGTCACCGCACAAACCGATCAAAGTGGCACGATTGCGCCGGTTACCGCCGCCAATGTGCAAAACGTTGGCTTGAATGCGGGTGCTGGCGGATTTGCCGGTGGCACGGGCGCATTAACATCGGCCGCGGTGCCCGCTTTAGCGATTGCATTCCCCGCTTTAGTGCCCTATATCGCCGCTTATAACGCCGCCGATGCGGCAAGCAAAGGCCAATATGGTGCGGCATTGATTAGTGCGGCCGTGTCTTACGCGGGATTTAATCCCGATTCGCCTTTGGTGCAATCCGTTAAAAGTGGCTTGGGAATCAATCCCAATGCGCCCGCGGATAATCCTACATCATCAACCGATGTGCCAAGCACACCAAGTGATGGAACAACGTTATCAAATGTTGCACCAACAACGCCAACTAATACAACACCAACAACACCAACGGGCGGTGCATCATTAGGCAATTTGGCAAACGCCCAACAATTGCCGGGATCGGTTTTAAATCCAAACTTTATCAACACGCCCCAACCGGGCGATTTAACAAATCTTTCATCGTTGGGCACCGGCACGGCATCCGTGCCAACAACCCCAACGCCCGTGCCATTTACAAATATGGTTGGTGTTTCGCCCACATCAACATCGGTGACATCAACCGCACCAATAACACCGAATGCCACAAGCCCAATTGTTAATTCCACGGGTTTGCCAAGTGGCACGCCGGTTAATACAACAACCAATTTAACACCATCAACATCGATTGTGCCCGCGGCCGCCGCCGCCGCCGCACCCGCCGCCGCGCCCGCCGCATCAAGTGTTGCACCCGCCGCGGCCGCCGCCGCAACGGGTTTAACCGCCGCACAAATTGCCGCTTTGGCCGCCGCCGGTGTTAGCCTAGTTAATTCAAATACATTAACAAACGCAAACAATAGTGCGGCCGCCACACAAGCCGCCGCAGGCCAAAACGCACAAAATTTGATTCAAGGGCTATATACCCAACAAGGCCAATTGCAATCGCCCTATCAACAGGCGGGTGTGAATGCTTTAAACACGTTAGGATCGCTTGGATCGGGCACCTATAACGTTATGTCACCCACGGGCGGTGTCACGGGCACGGGCACCGGATCGGGCTATCTAACCAACCAATTTAACAACCAAGATTTAACCGCACAATTAGCACCGAATTATCAATTCCAATTACAACAAGGATTGGGCCAATCGCAAAACGCGGCCAATGTTGGCGGTGGGTTATTAAGCGGAAATACTTTACAAGGGCTTAACACATACGCACAGAATTACGCACAAGGCGCGTATCAAAATGCGTTTACTAATTACCAAACCCAACGCAACAATATCTATAACACATTGGCGGGCCAAGCCGGATTAGGCCAAAACGCTAACGCACAATTAAGTAGCCTAGGCGGTGGATTGGCGCAAACGTATGGAAATGTCACCACGGGATTGGCGGCAAGTGCGGCGGGCCAACAAGTTGCCAACGCACAAAACCAAACCAATTTGTTAAGCAATTTGACGAATGCCGCGGTAACCGCATTTGCGCCAACACCGGCAACAACCACATTGAAACTTACAGCCGCATAAGGAATAAATCATGCCCGTATTTACCGATTATGCCGTTAGCAAGCCAACAACATTAAGCGATATGTTGGGGAATTTAAACACCTTACAACAATATCAACAATCGCAACAATTGATGCCGTTGCAATTGGAAAAAGCACGCTTGGAATTAGAAAGACAACAAGCAACGCAAGAATCAGAGATTGAAAGAAGCAAATCGCTATCTAGGGAACAACGCGGGAAAGAACAACCCAATATTACCGTTGCGGAACAAGCGGCGCGGAAAGCCGAAATTGAGGCACGCAAGGCACAATATGATTTAACCGGCACCCAAGCCGAACACATGAATGACGAATTGGGTGCCTTGATCCCCAACAAAGATATTCAAAACATCAATCCAAAAGACCCTAAATCGGTTAAAGCCGCTAAAGATGCGGTGATTGCGGCACAAGAAAGATTGGTTGGCCGTGGGATTGATAAGGCATCGGTTGAGGCGCATTTACGGCCAATCTATACTTTAATTGATGAAAAGCCGCAAGCATTGGGGCAAGCATTAACGAATATTGTGCAACGTGGCCAAAACACGCAACAATTTGCACAAGCTAATTTGGCACCTACCGCAATCGGCCAAGGATCACAAACAACATTGATGCCACAATCTTTGTTTCAACCTAATCGCCAACCGCAATCATTAAATATCAATCCCGCACCGGGCACATTCCAAACCATTAATAATATAACTTATCAGGTTGGCCCCGGTGGCGTTTTAACGCCGGTGACAATGGGGCAAGCCCAAGCAAATGCCCAAGCAAACACGCAAGCAAACGCCCAAACCAAACCAAATGGGCCATTGCCGGATAACTTTAATTTGCCGCCCGCAACCGGCGCACCGCCCGCGGGAATCCCCGCCGGTATGCCAAATGTAGGGGCAACAAAACCATCGGCCGATATTCCTAAAATATCGTTGGATATGCCGGTTGCCCCCGGCCCGATACCGCAATTAAACACGCAACAACAAGCGCGATATGAGGCGGGAATGGCTAGAAAAGATGCGTCTATTGCGGCCGATAAAGTGGCAAGCGAAAGCGATCAAAACATTCGCAAGATTTACGAAAACCTTGGTGCCGCCACAGGTAGCCAATTGGGCCAAGTGGTGCGTAATTTGCAAACATCACTTGTTGGAAATCCTAGCCTAAATGAATTAGCTAAAAACTTGGCTATGCAACAATTGAATAATGAATCAATATTTGGCGCACCAACCAACGCGGCACGCGAAACCGTAAATAACATAAGCGGATCACCCGATATTGATCCAAAGGCATTGAAAAGCATTGCGGATCGTGCCTATGCAACAAACACCGCGGCACACGCCTACACGGCGGGTTTAAAGGCGTTTATGGCCAAGCATGGCCCATACAACGGCCCAATACACGAACAAAATTATCGTGCCGAATTCAACGCTAATTACGATATTAGAAACTTTATGTTGCAAAACATTAATAAATCTAATCTTTCGCCAATGCAAAAAGAATTTGAAAGGGCAAAGCTATTTGGTGATTTAACGCCGGATGAGGCTAAGGAATTGCAACGCAAACAAAAGATGATGAAACGCATTGAAAGGGGTGAATTTCAATGACAACAACCGTATTAGATCAAGACCCAGATGTTGCATTCTTTGAAAAATTCAAACCTAAAACCGGCACAAATCCGGAATTGCAACAACGCCTAGATGTTTTAAAACAAAGGCACCGTGAATTAACCGGCAAAGAATTAACCGATGTAAACAAAGCAAGCGATCAATTGCTTGCGGAACACGGATTGCATCGCCCCGATGGCAAAACGATTCAAATCAATCCAAATTCAAATGTTGATCCATTAGATTTTGATCCCGATGTTGCAAGCATTAAAGCGCCCACAAGTGTTAAACAGGCTATGGGCGTGCCGATAGAACAACAAGCCCAAGTTGATCTAACCAAGCCATATATTAAAACACCGCAAATTCGTAGCAAACAAGCTATTGCCCAACAACAACAATTGAATCCACAAGATTTAATTGATGCGGCTAAACGCACGGGGCAAGGATTAGCATCATTGGCCGATATAACGGTTGGTGGCGTGTTGCCAATGGCGGGATATGTTGCACAAGGCTTATCGCGCCCATTTACCACGCCACAAAGGGCGGAGGAAATAGGGCAAACGGTGACAAGCGCATTAGAAAAGCCATTTGGTAAAACCGCCGGATATTTAACCGGCACCAATGTTATTGAATCACCGGGGTATAAGGGTGAGGCATCGCAACAGGCGATGAAATACATTGGCGAAAATATTAATTTGGGTGCGGAAAAACTTAGCCAAGCCACGGGTTTGCCGGTTGAGGATGTGCGCCACATGATGCAAAGTGCGGCAATGTTGGCCCCCAAAGGAATTACATTAGGCGCAAAAGGATTAAAAGCCGTTGGATCGGAATTGGGTGATGTTAAATCACAAATGGCCCAACAATTCCAAGCAAAACAACCGCAAGCACAAGTAACGCCATTAAGCGGATTACAAAGTGGCGGTGCGGCCGCGGTGCAACATGAACAAGCGGTTAGACAAGCTATTTCAGAGGCAAGGCCGGATATGCAAGCGGAATTGGCCAATCGCCCAATCAACACAATCACGCCCAAAGATTTGCAAGCTATTGAAATCCACAATAAATTTGCAAAAGTTGATCCGGAATTTATCCCAACCGAGGGGCAAGCAACACAAGATGTGGCCAAGCTATCGGATGAATACAATCAGAAATCGCACGAGGGCAATGAAGCGTTAAGGGCTAAATTTGAAGAACGCGATCCGATGTTGATCAAAGGATTCAACAATATCAAAGATGAATTTGCGGCGGAACATTCCGGCGTTGGCCAACAAGGCAAAGCCAACAATATTTTAGAACACGTTAAAAAGAATAATGTTGAGGTTGACAATCAAAACATCAAGAATGCTTATACAAACTTAGAACAATTAAACAATGGTAAATTTCCGTTAGATGCTAAAAAAGTTGCACAAAATGCACTTGAAAAATTAAATGAAAAGGATGATATTGATTTTTTACCCGATACTTGGAAAAAAAGACTTGATGATTATGCAAGCGGTGAAAAAGATTTAAACCTAAATAAATTTGAACATTTACGCACGCAATTGGCAACGGCAATACGCGGGGAAAGTAATGGAAATATCAGAAATGCTATTGGCCACATAAAAGATGCGTTAGAAGAATTGCCGCTAACGGATGAAACCGCAATTGAATTCAAAGATGCGGCGGATACGGCACGGGGTTTATTTAGGCGGCAAAAGGAATTGTTAGACACGAAAAAGCCAACATATAATAAATTGTATTCGATGGCGTATGAGGATAATCGCACGCCGTTGGAAATAGAAACCGGAAACGTGGCGCATCCGGCATCCAAGGGATTTTTTGAAAACTTTATCGCGGGTAACAAAACAACACCCGCGGATTTAAGCCGTGCAATCGATTTGGTTGGCCGCAATACACCGGCACATCACGAAATCATTGCCGGATTAGCCGATCATCTAAAACAAAAAGCCGGTGTTATTGATGACAAAGGCAATGTTAGCCAAGCGGCATTAAACAAAGAATTGAATAAACTTGGGCCTAATTTGGATTTGATTGCGGGGCCGGAGGTGGCGAATAGATTGCGTAACATCGGTGATGTGGCGCGGCTAAGCGAACACGTTAGAAATCGTGCCGGTGGATCGGCAAACGTTTCACAATCGGGCATTTTGACGGAAACAGAGGCGGCTAAACGTGCGGCGCGTGATGTTGCGATTGGGATTGGCGAGGCGGCATTGAATGTCAAGACCGGCGGCGCAAGCGGTGTTGTTGGCCAAGTATTGAAACCGATGTTTAAAGCACGCCAAGAAAAGGCGTTGTTGGAGGCGGAAAAAGCACAAAAAGCACTTGAATTGCAAAGACGCATTTCACCAACGGCGGGTATCACGCCGATTGGGACAATTAACATTAAGGGCCAACCATGAGCGTTAATCTTTCACCCGTAGGAAACGGATTTCAATTTCTATCAAGCACCATTCCTAATGTGCCTTTGGCCGGTGGATATATCTACACCTACCAAGCGGGCACAAGCACACCGCTAAACACTTACACGGACAACACCGGAAACACCGCCAATACCAACCCAATCGTGTTAGGCACGGATGGCCGCCCCGCCAATGAAATTTGGCTAACAAGCGGATATTCATATAAATTTGTGTTAACCGATGCAAGCAACAATGTTATTCAAACCTTGGATAACTTATATGGAATCATTGGCACAAGCCCCGCCGTTAGCGCGGTGCCCGCCGGTGGGATCATCATGTGGTCAGGATCAATCGGCGGAATCCCAACCGGCTATGTGCTTTGCAATGGATCAAATGGCACGCCCGATTTAAGGGATCGATTTATCGTTGGCGCGGGCAATAGCTATTCGGTTGGAAACAATGGCGGATTTGCATCTAGCGGTGTTGTTACATCTAGCGGCACCAACAATCCACTTTATTACGCATTAGCATTTATTCAAAAGACATGAGCAACACAGAACAAGACTTGGCCGTTCACGTTGCCGTTTGCGATGAAAGATATCGCCGCATAGAACAATGTTTGCGAGATGGCGAACGGCGCATGACCAAGATCGAATTTTTGATCTATGGCGTGATGCTATTAGTTTTACTTGGCCCCGGCGTTGCGGGTGCGTTTTTCCATAAATTTTTTGGGTTGTAAAAATTGATCCATTCACACTTGTTGCTTTGGCTACTTCGGCCTTCAAGCTCGTCAAAGAATCCTGCGAGATGTACAAGGAGGGAAGGCAATTTGTTGTTGATGCCAAGAAAGAGATTGATGGCGTTGTCAAAGATGTAAAAGGAATACAAAAAGACGCAAAGGGCATTTGGGCGTTTTTGACGGGTCTTTTTGGGGGTGTTAAACAAGAAAATCAACAAAAAATTGTTGAAAAGCCCACTAAAAAGGCAAAACAAAAGGTTGAATTTGATGAAAACCAAATCTACGCGCAAGTAGCCGATGCACTAACAAAATTCTTTCACGCCTATAACGGGCTAAAGAATTACGCCAAGGAACAAGAAGAAATTGCTTTGACGGCATCAGGCGAGGAAGGACAAGATATTGCGATTAAGTTGGTTATTGCTAACTTACAGATGGAAAAGTTAAATGAGGAAATGCGGGAATACATGGTTTACCATGTGCCGGAGGAGATGAAGGATTTGTATAGCCGTGTGAATAAGATGGTTGGCCACATCGCCAATCAACAGGCGTTAGCAAGAAAGGCGGAATTGGATAAGAAACGGAAAGCGGCATGGCTAAAACGACAAAAAGCGGATCAAGTTACGGATCGAATAATAATAACAACGGTAACTTTTCTGATGATAGCGTGGGTGTGGGCGATGATGATCGCTCTTTCTACATCATCACGGTCGTTTGCCTAATGACCACTTTGCTATTCTTATTGCCAATCATGGCGTGGATGTTTATTGATATCAAGATCATGGAAATTAGGGTTAACAAGGCACTTGCAAAGATCGAAAGCAAATGAAATATCTTTTTTTGTTATTGTTGTTGGCGGGGTGTGATGATAGATACCGGTATCTATGCCAAGACCCCGATCACTTTAATGACAAGGATTGCGTGCACCCTAAGTGCGAATTTAGCCAAACGTGCCCCGAATATTTAGTTGCACCGGTGTTGGAGAAAAAGGTTGAACAAGTTAACAAGTGACGAAATCGAGGTGAGGGTGTGGGCCATCGTGGTGTTGGCCATCACCGCTATTCTATTTTTCATTGTTGTTGCGCTTTTGTATTCGGTTACTTTTGTGGTGCAACCGATCAAAGCAATGGCCCCCATCGATCAAGCCTACACCAAGATGCTAAACGATATTGTTTTGCTAATCGTGGGCGCAATTGGGGGTGTGGCGGGCAAGAAAGTGGCGGGCGGCGTTGCGGGCACCATAGGGGCTATAAAACAAGCCACAAGCCCACAGATTCCCATGATGGGCGGTTGTTATGGAATGCCCCAAGCAATGCCCCAAAGCGGCCAAGCATTCGGCGCTATGCCAACGTTTACCAACCCGAGGTTTGATGAATCGTGGGTGCCGCCGCCGCCGCCATCGGGGCCGCCGGTGTTGGAGGATGAGGAGGAGCGGGAAAGAATGGCGCACGCAAGGGATAGCACCAAAAATGTTTGATTTTTTTGCACATCTTTTGCATTATTTGGCTTTATTTGCGCTAATTCTAGGATTTGGCGCGTATGCAATTAGCTATTTAGTGGGATTTTTGCCCATGCTAAAGCCCCACGCGTTGATCATTCAAGTGGTGGGAATTGTGTTGATTGTTTTAGGGGGATATTATGTTGCGGATGAAACTGGCTATAACCGCCGTGTTGCGGAGGATCAAGCAGAAATTGACAGACTTAATGGAGAGGCTAGGGCCAAAGAAGCCGAATTAACGGCCAAGATTGACAAGGCCAATGGTGCTTTAAGAAAGGCAAAAAATGACATTCAAGCCAAAGTGGTTAGTCTTAACGCCCGCGTTGATTCTGGCGAATTGCGCCTCCCCTCCGGTTGTTCCCTACAAGCCGATTCAGGTGCCGCCGATGGAAATCAAACCGATGCAAGCCAATCTAACAGACAGGCTACTAAAGATATTATCGCCATCGCCGCCGATGGTGACACCGCCATCACCAACCTCAACGCCTGCATTGCCCAATACAACCAAGTGATGCAAATAGTAAATGCGGGGGTGAAATGATTAGTGCCGAAAAGTTACACGCATTAGGGATTGCGCCGGAGTGGTCTGAGCCGTTGACAACAACGTTTGTCAAATTTGGCATGAATACGCCAAAAGAACAAGCCGCGTTTATTGGCCAAGCAAGCCACGAATCGGGGCATTTTAGGCTATTGGAGGAAAACTTAAATTACCGTGCCGAAACCCTAATGAAACTATGGCCTAAGCGGTTTCCAACAATGGATGATGCCAATAAATACGCAAGAAACCCACAATTGATTGCCAATCATATTTATAGCAATCGGATGGGGAATCGGGATGAACAAAGCGGGGATGGGTTTCGTTTTCGCGGCCGTGGGCTTTTTCAGTTAACCGGCCACGATAATTATTGGCATTGCGGAAAGGCATTAGGCCAAGATTTTGTGATGAATCCGGATTTAATCGCCACACCGATGTTTGCCGCGCTATCGGCCGGATGGTTTTGGGAAACGCACGGGTGTGGTAAATTGGTTGATAACGCGGAAACATTGTGCAAAAGAATCAATGGCGGTTTGATTGGCCTACAAGATAGAATCGCCCAATCGGCAAAAGCATTACAGGTTTTAGGAGGATAAGATGGCAACGAATTTTAAATTCACCAAAGGCGAAACTAAACACGAAATGGATAAACATTTTGTGGTTAAAAAGGAATGGCAAAAAGAGCGTGAGCACGTTATGCGGATTGAAAAAGAATTAAAAAAGCATGAAAAAACGGATATTTCACACGCACACCCTAGCCATTCGCATGATGCGGGGATGAAACAACCAAGCGCACCATTGCCCAATATGCGTAAGGGCTAACGATTTAAATACAGATCGGTTAGTGGCACGCCTTTGGGCCATTGGTTAGTAATTTGTAGATAGTGTATGGTTTGAATGTGCGCTAGATACCACGCGTGCATTCTTTCCGCCTTTGTCATAAGATGGCCGCTATCAATTTCTTGATGGCAAGGTTGGCAAAGCGCGGCAACATAATTATCGGATGCCTTAATCCCGCGGCCCTTGCCGCCGTGCCAATTAGAATGCGCGGCCTGAGATTCGTGGTGACCACACCGTTGACAAGACATCGCCGCCACTACTTTTAATAAGGATTTGTTGCGAATGTAATTCATCTTTGGATATGATTTCACGGGTGCTATATCGGTGCCCGCCTTTGCATTCATATCGCCGCCGCTTGGATTCATCATCATTGGTGCGTGTTTCTAGTATTTTTCCGATTAATCCACAGGTGGGGCATTTCATTCGTGTGACCTTATCCCAAGGCGCTCGGATGCCTCCCTTGTGCGCCAAATATCAATCGATAGCCTCGATGCCTCTAGCTGATATTTTAGCGTCTCCTCCGTCAACACCGCGTTTTCCAAGTCTTCAATTAATCCCAAATATTCCGGATCACATAGCGCCTCCCTTTCCTGCGCCGCTATTTGCGTGAATTCACCGGCAACGGATCGCATACAAATGGCTTTGGCACTTTTTAACTTTAATTCGCACCCAATCCGAATGGATTTGGCCTTTGCATACGCCGTTGCGTTGTCATAGATAAACTGTGCGTGTCTTTCAGGTGTCATTCGATAATTCCTCTATCACCGCCCAAGTGGCGATCAAAATCATTAATAACGCAATTGATCCTAGAAAAAGCATAAGAATAATCAGTAAAGTATTCATTCCGTCTCCCTTATCAACACCTCTATGTGCGGATCGCCATATCGCTTAGCCACAAACAAATTAACGATTTGGCTATCAGATACAAAAATCACACCATTGCAAGCATCTAACGCGCTTTTGGCCACGTTATCGATATCCGGCTTTTTAATTGGCTTTTCCAAGCCGTTTAAACACGATTCCTTGCGTTTTTTAGAATAGCTTGATGGGATGGCCAAGGATATGTAAACAAACGCGTCTAACGCCGTTGTAAGCGGCATTGATGCGCCCATTGATTTTTGTGCCGCCAATCGAATTATGCTTTCATAGGATAGCGTTTTAGCATCGGTGTATGCCCTAACAAATCCGCCTTGGCGTGTAAAGCGTGGGCGGCCCTTTCCGTGCGGTTGGCCATCAACCCGAAATGTCACATGAAACATTTAATTCATCCATTCTTTGTTTAATTGCTATTCCCAATCCCTTAAACATTCCGGTTGGATCGTTTTCCAACTCTTTCACGCGTTGCCTAACGTAATCAATCCAACCGGGCTTAAGTGCTAAACGCGCGTAATGTTCAACCGGATCAAGCATTGTTTTTGATCATTTTAAATTTTGCTTTCACATCATCGGGCATGGCCACGGCGTTTTTAGCATCGTTTTCTAACTTAATCAGGATTGGATCGCGCCCAATCGTGCTAGGCACCGTTTGGTGAATAACATCAACTTTTGGCAAAACCCATTCGGCTTTGAATGTTGACCAACCACGCTCACAACAAATCTTGATCACCTCATCTATGGTCAAGTTGGCTTTGGCCGCCTCCGCCTGAATTGATGCGATCAATGTTTCGGTTAGTGTTTTGTTTTTGGCTTTTAAAACTTTTTCAAAATCCGTATATATATGGTTATTGGTTACTGGTTCTTGGTTATTGGTTGCTATTGGGGTGGCATTGGGGGGGCTATGGGGTGGCCATAGGGGGGCTATGGGGGGGCTATTCCAACGTTTAGCCGCACCACGTTTACCGGCGTTACTTAACTCACGATATTTTGCAATTTCCTCATCCGCCCGCGGGTGAATATATCCATCGGGTGTATCGTGAAAAAATTCATTTAAAACGGAAAGAACATCTTGTTCGTATTCAAGCATTCCAATTTGCCTAGCAATATTTCTTTGCTTAATCGGCGCTTCATGTAAATAGTAATGATCAAGCAAACGCCGAAAAGCTATATCTTCAATGATCGTTAAATGATGGGTGTGGGATTTGTAATCCCCAATATGGAAATTGTAATAGTGCATATAACCTTACGTTTTTCGGTTTGCGTTAAAAAGAAAACATCGGCAGGACGGTAACGAATCGTCTTTTCGGGAGCTACCCTAGCCGCGTTTCAAATCATTATATCAACTAAACAAAAACCATTCCGGATGTAAAAGTTGTAATTGCCACACACGGGCCATAGGGATTTCAACCCATTGGCTAACCGCGCCCCTAGTTATTCCAAGGATACGCGCCAATTCCGCCTTTGATCCGGCACATTCGATTGCTTTGTTTAATGTCATAAGCCATATTATAGTTTAGTTAAATATACAAATCAACTATTGCATGGATGTTTAGTAGGCTATACAATACACCACAATCCACATATCGTGGTCTTTTTAAGGAAATCAAAATGGATTTATATGGTGTTGATTTATTCGGCGATGTTGTTAAGCCTAATGCGGAAAGCGTTATTAACCAACGTTTTATATTGCCGCCATTCACAATATTAAATGCCCAATCGGGCGAATGGCAAGAAAGAAAAAGGGCGTGGATTGCGTTGGGGATTAAATCGGAGGTGGGGCGGGGGGAAAACCTAATGGAATCTAGCGAAAGCACCATTTGGTATCACAACCGGAAAAAATACGCGCACACATTTAATACAACGGATTGGATCAAAAAGAATGATCTAAGCGGCGGTGCCCAAGGGCTTGGGGCAACATCGGTGTTTGATCCGGTGCTATCGGAATTGGCCTACAAATGGTTTTGCCCTTTGGGCGGCTTAGTGGTTGATCCCTTTGCCGGTGGATCGGTGCGGGGGATTGTGGCGGGTGCTATGGGGCGGAATTATTGGGGGTGTGATTTAAGGCAAGAACAAATTGATGCCAATATCATCCAAGCCAACGATATTAATACAAAAATTAAGCCCCAATGGGTTTGTGGCGATAGCATGGAAACGAAATTGCCGGATGCGGATTTCATCTTTAGTTGCCCGCCTTATGGCGATTTGGAGGTGTATTCGGATCACCCACAAGATTTATCAAACATGGATTTCCACGCCTTTCTAGCGGCTTATAGGCGGATTATTTGGCGATCCGTTAGGGCGCTAAAGGATGATTCGTTTGCGTGCTTTGTGGTGGGCGATTTCCGCGATAAAAAGGGCTTTTATAGAAACTTTGTTAGCGAAACAATTAATGCCTTTGAAATATGCGGGGCACGGCTATATAACGAGGCGATACTAGCGACATCGGTTGGATCGGCCGCCATGCGCGTGACAAAGCAATTTGAAATAGGCCGAAAGATGGCCAAAGTGCATCAAAACGTTTTGGTGTTTTGCAAGGGCGATTGGCGCAAGGCAACACAAAAAATCAACGATAGTGAAAAAAACAACAATATTTAATTTATTTTAAAAAATTAGGGTTTGTCCTATGTTTAGATGTTTAGATGGCTATACAATAACAATCATGCCGCAACACATCGTAAGCGGTCTTTTAAGAAAGTAGCAAGATGAAAAAATCATACATTTTAGAAACACAAGACACATTGCAACATTTTGAATACGCAACTGTGCAAGATGCTTTAGATAGCGCCCGTGAATTATTAAAAGGCAATCGCCCTTTTATTATGTTTACATCTAAAGAAAATAAAACACCGGTTTCTTGGAAATACGATGCGCCTTTGAATGTTGAATTCTTAGGTGCCGCGCCCGCACGCAATGGCCAAGATTATTAATGACAAAAGAACAAGCCAACCTAATCCTAGATCAAGTGCGGGTTGGCATTCAATATCCCGCACACATCATCAACCAAGCACTAACAATCACAGGTGATTTAAATGGAAAGATACCACAGAACAACGAAAGACGCATTTCCGAATACTATGGAATATGGGGCTTGCATAGAGAAACCGATTCGCAAGATGTTTACGAAACTTGAATTGTTTGCATACGCAATTGCAATTGTTGTCATTATGTTAGATATGTTTGTGTGGAGGCCATGAAATGAATAGATTTGAAAACATTGTTAAAAATTGCGATGACGCAATGGCCCAATACCAATTCAAAAGCAATTACGCATTTGAAAGCGGATATTACAAATTACAAGTTGAATCACTTTGCAAGGAAATTGAATTTTTGCAACAGGAATTGGAATCAACGATTGAGCAAATCAAAGAAATAACAAAGGATTTCGCATGAAAAACATTTCAACAGCATTGGTTAAAGCACAAAAGGCATTTAACCCCGCGCTAAAGCAATCCATCAACCCACACTTTAAATCACGCTATGTTGATTTGGCGGGGTGTGTGGAGGCGGTGATTGATGCGCTAAACGATAACGGAATATTCTTATTACAAAAAACCTACGAATGTGCGGATGGCGTGATTGTGGAAACAATCTTTATCCACGAAAGCGGCGAAAGATTGGAATGCGGTATGTTGCATTTCCCCGCCGTTAAGGCCGATCCACAGGGCTACGCATCGGCATTAACCTATGCGCGGCGCTATTCGCTTATGGCCGCGTGCGGGATTGCACCGGAAGATGATGACGGAAACCACGCATCCAAGAAAGTGGAAACAAAGATTGTTAGCCACGTTAATGTTAAAGAATTGGATAAGCTAATCGAAAAGATGCGCCACGCGGAAAATCAGGAACAATTAGTGGCATCGTATCGAATAGCATTTCAGGCGTGCCAAAGCGAAAAAGCACACCAAGATCGCGTGATTGCCGTTAAAGACGAAATGAAAGAAAAGGTGCCCGCATGATGAATAGTGATTACGCCGCGGAAAGCGATTATTGGCGCGAACAAGATGCAATCGAAAACGCGTATCGAAACGAATTGCTAAAGCACCCACATTGCCTTGATCCGGATCACCCCGGATGCGAAAAATGCGAGGTTAACGATGATTGATGAAAGAATCCAAATCATGTTGTATCACGAAAGCCAATTTAGTGATGAATTCTTTAGTTGGTTTCCGAACAACGAACACATTTACGATGCTTTTCAACACGAAACAATGAAAATCATTCGCAAAGGCTATAAGCACTATTCGGGGCGCACGATCTTGGAGGTGTTAAGGCACCATTCGGCACTTAGCGAAAATGGGATTTGGAAATTGAACAACAACCACACGCCTTATCTTTGCCGATTGTTTGCCTTGATGAATCCTAGATATGCGGATATTTTTGAATACCGCACCGTTAAAAAACCCAAATTAAGATTGGCCGAATGATGAAAAAAGTTAAACAAAAAACAAAAGAACAATTGCACGAAGAAATTATGCAATTATTTGTGGGGCAAGAAATGTCAACCACGTTGGCGGCATTGATTGAAACAATGGTTGGTGTGTCAAATTTCATGGAAATTGAAAGATACGATGTGATCGATATGGTTGTTGCCGAATTAAACATTTATAGGGATATGGAAAATGAAAACATTGTTTGATGATCAAATTAGAAAAACGGATAGGATATTAAAAAACCTAAATGTGCAATATCTAATCATCACACCCGATGGCCATAGATTTGGAAACATTGAATCGATCCCCCAAAAGAAAAGATCATTCAAATACAAATGGGGCGAATTGAAAACCTACATATCGCCTTATTTAAACGAATTGTTAACGGGCATTGAAATATGTGTGCCCTATAACAATTACGATAAAGACCGGCTATCGGGCGCTATTTGCGGATACGCATCGGATAATTGGGGCGTTGGATCGTATACATACAAGTGCAAGAAAGATGGAATTCACATAATGAGGTTACTATGATGGAACAAAGATCGGATGAATGGTTTGCCGCACGCCTTGGAAAAGTAACCGCAAGCCGCGTGGCGGATGTGATTGCAAAGACAAAAACCGGCCCAAGCGCAAGCCGCGAAAACTATTCAACACAATTGGTGTTGGAAAGGCTAACCAACAAACAAGCGGAAAGCTACACCAATGCCGCGATGCAATGGGGCACGGAAACGGAACCAATGGCGCGGCAAGCCTATGAATTGAAACGTGGGCTATTTGTTAACGAAACCGGCTTTGTGGATCACCCAACAATAGAAATGTCAGGCGCAAGCCCCGATGGATTGGTGGGCATGGATGGGTTGATCGAGGTGAAATGCCCCAATAGCGCCACACACATGGAAACCATGCTAACGCAAAAGGTGCCGGCTAAATACATTCCACAAATGATGTGGCAAATGGCTTGCACCGGCCGCAATTGGTGTGATTTTGTTAGCTATGATCCGCGGTTTCCGGAAAATCTACAAATATTTATTGAAAGGGTTGAATACGATCCAACGTATGTGCGGATGTTGGAATTAGAAATTACACAGTTTTTGGATGAAGTTACGAAAAAAGTTGAAATATTAAGGAAATTCAAATGAGCAAGGTATTAAAGGAAATCAAAGTTATAAGCGGAACCTATACCAACAAGGATGGCCAACAGAAAAACCGCTATCAAAAGATTGGATCGGTGATTGATACTAAAAACGGCGCAATGTTAAAAATCGATTGCGTGCCGGTTGGCGGTTGGGATGGATGGGCCTACATGAATGACCCCATAGAAACGCCTTACGCGGCCCCACAAGGCGGCCGGCCAATGGGGCGTGGGGTAAGTGCTATGGATGACGATGTGCCGTTTTGATCATGGAAAAAACGCCGGAAAATGAGGAATTTGAGCGTATGCTTGCAAAGATTGATTTACAACTTACGCCATCTAAAGACAGCCAATTGGTTTCATTGCGCCGATGGGAAATTGACGAAATGATCCGATTGGCGGTTTTGGCAGAGCGTGAGGAATGTGCAAAATTATGTGAAGAATATTTTGAACGTGTAATGGCTAGTCGAATCCGAGCAAGGGGACAAGAATGAAAACCAATTATCCATCTTATTGTTGCCAAAAATGTGGTGAATTGATTGGCTGGATTGGTCGTGTTATGCCGTTTCATAAATGCAAGGAGAAAAAACATGAATCCATTACCAACATATAAAGAAAATGGTGAGTTAGACACTAGGTTAAGAATAGACCCTGTAACTGGGGATGTAGGCATAGGAACGGCTAAAGGAGTTGTTACCTTTTACAAACCTCCTGACCCAGTTGGTTATTGGTGTTTGTATGGTGGTGGGCCTACAACAAAATTTGCAATGTTTCAAAAACCAACGGATAAACAAATCAAAAACACAACTGAATTGTTGGGATGGATTTGGGAGGATGCGAAATGACTAAAGACGAAGCAGTTATTTTACTCTGCGAACATTTTAGCGAAGGTATGGTACGCACTATTGTTGATGCTATTGCTAAAGACGAAGTATTACAACTTGCATTAGAAGCTCTGACTGATTTTGATTACGACAAACGCATCAAAGCTATTGAAAGTATTAAAGAAGCACTAAAAACAAAAGATGAGCAACGCACATGGGTAGGACTGACGGATGAGGAAATTGAAAGTGTTTACATGAATACTATGAATTTTCAACAAAATGCAAAGGCTTTAGAAACCAAGCTAAAAGAAAAAAACACTTGACAAACCCAAAATGTGATATAGTGTAATTGCTACAAAGTGTAGTGTTTTTTGCAAAGAAACAAAGGATTTATCATGGGATACCCCAAAATGGAAAATTTGCCAATGGGCGCAAAATCATCTGATCGCACCGGCGAAAAGAATGTGCGCGTGCCAAAAGAGGATAAAGAAAGATTTGTGCCCGGCGCATCAGGGGAAAAAATCCCCCGCGGCGCATTGTCAAGTGACACATCCGGAGAGCGCAAGCGCCCGATCGAGGGCGGTGTGGGCATGGGCAAGATGGATGGAATTGGTAGCCGTGATTCCAAGCACATGGGAATGCACGATGGCCGCTTGGGCGAAATGAAAGGTGGATCATCGGAATCTACTTGTTATGAGCACAAGCGTATGGATCACGTCCAAGATTCAATGTAATGCGAAACACCCCAAAGTCTAGAACACAATGGGGCGTTTCTAACCACAGAAACTAAGAGGGTAGTTAATATGGCTGATGACAATTGTAAGGTATGCCGGTTTTACATAGGGCACGATTTAGGATCATGCCGCCGGTATCCCGATTACAAAACCCGTTCCCAAAACGAATGGTGTGGCGAATTTGCAAGGAAAGAAATCTCGGTGGGTAATGCAGTTGCCGAGAGTTTGCCCGAGGCTAGCGCCTTGGGCGTTTTTTCAAGCCCCAAGCGCGGGAGGCCACGGAAAAATGATTAAGCCATTGCGTGATAAGATATTTGTAAAGCCTATTCAACGAATCCAAAGCGATTTGTGGATACAGACGGCGGAGGCACCCACGGTGGGGCATATCACCGCATTGGGCGATGATGCCAAGGATCAGGGGCTAAGTGTTGGGGATAAGATTTATTTCGGCACATTGGCCAAGGATTACAAAGACGAATATCTAAAATATCAAGAATTAAAAGATGAAAATTTAATTGTGATGTCTTGGAAAGATGTGTGTTTTGTGGAGGAAATGGAATGAAAGCCGGTTTATACGCTAATATTCATGCCAAACAGGAACGGATCAAGCGGGAAAAGGCCGCGGGTGAGCCGGTTGAAAAGATGAGAAAGCCCGGCACCAAGGGCGCACCAACCGCCGCCGCATTTAAACAATCCGCAAAAACGGCCAAAAAATGAAAGCACACGATAAACCAATCCCACACAAAACAACGGGCAAGGGCAAAACCTACAACCCAACGGAAAAGGGGGCCGGAATGACGGCCAAGGGGCGTGCGGAATACAATGCCAAAAACGGATCAAATCTAAAGGCACCGGCACCCAACCCCAAAACCGAAAAGGATAAGGGCCGAAAGGCATCATTTTGTGCGCGAATGGAAGGTGTAGTCAAGCACGCCAAAGGCCCCGCCGAAAGGGCCAAGGCATCATTAAAGAATTGGAATTGCTAAATGCCATTAATCAAATCAACCAAAAAAGAAGCATTCAAAAAGAACATTGAAGCCGAAGTGAAAGCGGGCAAGCCGGTAAAGCAGGCGGTAGCCATAGCCTATTCGGAAAAGCGCGAAGCCGCCAAAGCAAAGGCGAAAAAGAAATAATGGAACGCGGCCGCCCAACACTATATGACCCAAAGTATTGCGATCTAGTTGTCGAATTAGGCGCAAAGGGTAAAAGTGTAGAACAAATTTCTACATATTTGGGTGTGTCATTAAGAGTTATGTATGATTGGCGTGATCGTTATCCGGACTTTCTGCACGCCTTGGATGATGCCAAGATAGCGGAGCAAACGTGGTGGGAGGAACAGGCGCAGACATATATGCTAGAGCACAAGGATGGGGCCAAGCTAAACGCAAGTATTTGGTCACGATCAATGGCCGCACGTTTCCCAAAGAAATATCGTGAATCGGTTAAACAAGAAATCACCGGTGAAAATGGCGCACCATTGCTAACAAACATTGCGGTGACGTTTGTAAGCCCAAATGGAGGCTAATATTGAATTCCCGCTAAAGTTGCAATGCCTATTCCAACCGGCACGCTATAAGGTGTTGTTTGGAGGGCGAGGGGGGGCAAAAAGTTGGGGAATAGCTAGGGCGCTGTTGATCATCGGCGCTAACAAGGCAACACGCGTGCTATGTGCCCGTGAATTTCAAACATCTATCAGGGATTCCGTTCATAAGCTATTGTGTGATCAAATCACCGCAATGGGGCTAACGGAATTCTATGAAATAACGGATAGAACAATCCGCGGCAAGAATGGATCGGAATTTAACTTTGTTGGCCTAAAAAATAATGTGGCGAATGTAAAGAGCTATGAGGGCGTGGATGTGTGTTGGGTGGAGGAGGCGCAGACGGTTTCTAAGCGATCATGGGATACGCTAATCCCAACGATTAGAAAAGAACAATCGGAAATATGGGTTTCATTCAATCCGGAATTAGAAACGGATGAAACCTACCAAAGATTCGTTATCCACACGCCCGAAAACGCCATTGTGCAAAAGATCAATTGGTCTGATAACCCGTGGTTTCCGGATGTGTTGCGGCTAGAAAAAGATACGCTAAAGAATCGTGATCCGGAGGCGTATAACATGGTGTGGGAGGGGATTTGTAGGCAAACCGTGGATGGGGCCGTTTTTGCCAAGGAAATCCAATTGGCCGATCTACAAGAAAGAATCGGAAAGGTGCCCTACGATCCGATTAAACCCGTTCACGTTGTCTTTGATTTGGGTTGGGCGGATGCAACGGCATTGTGGTTTGTGCAATTCGTGGGAATGGAAACCCGCCTAATCCGCTATTTTGAAACATCACAAGAAACCATATCGGCTATCTTGGCCAAGATGCAAACTTTTGGATATGTGTTTGACACGCTATGGCTACCGCATGATGCGGAAAACAAGACATTGGCGGCGGCGGGGCGATCAATTGAGGAAATTGTGCGGGCGGCGGGCTATAAGACGCGGATTATCCCAAGGACACCAATAGCGGATTCAATTAACGCCGCACGCACGATCTTTAGCAATTGTTGGTTTGATAGAATAAATTGCGCCGATGGGCTACAATGCCTTAGACACTACCGGTATGAGGTTGATCCGGATACGAAACAGTTTTCAAGAACACCATTGCATGATCAATATTCGCATGGCGCGGATGCGTTTCGGATGTTGGGATTGATGATCCAAGAGCCAAAGAAATTGGTAGTGAAAAAACCCGTTTATGAACCAGCGAATTGGATGGGATAGATATGGCCGATAACCAAACAGAATTCGATCCACGGATTGATGAGGCGAAAAAGTTCTTAAAGTTAGCCAATGACGCGGATACGAATAACCGATCCGAGGCGCTAGAGGATTTGAAATTCGCCGCCGGTGATCAATGGCCGGTTGAAATACAGAATAGCCGATCATTGGAGGCACGGCCATGCCTAACGATCAACAAGATCGATGCGTATGTAAGGCAAGTCACTAATCAACAAAGACAACAACGCCCGCGGATTAAAGTCCACGGCATGAATAACCAATCCGATGCCAAGATTGCGGAAATCTTAACGGGGATATGCCGCCATATTGAGGTGCAATCGGATGCGGATCACGCTTATGACAACGCGTTTAATTACGCGGTGCGGATGGGCTTTGGCTATTGGCGGCTAAAAACGGATTATGTGCGGGAAAATTCCTTTGATCAGGAAATATACATTGAGCCGATACACAACCCATTCACCGTGTATTTTGATCCAAATAGCATCTTGCCGGATGGATCGGATGCGGAAAAGTGCCTAATAACGCAAGTGGTTAGCAAGGAAATATTCCGAAAGATGTATCCCGGCGCGGATGATGGCGCGGGATTTACACAACGCGGCACCGGCGATAGCAATGCGGAATGGGTGATGCGGGAGGATATCCGGATTGCGGAATATTGGTATACGGAAAGAAAGGCGGATAAGCTATGCCTATTAAGCAATGGCGAAAAGGCTTTCCGATCCGATTTGCCCGATCAGGCGGAAATGTTGGCCCGTGGCTTGGTGGTGGTTGATGAAAGGCCATCATTTAAAAAAGAGGTGAAACAGATCATTTGCACGGGCATGGAGGTGCTAGAGGAGGGCAAATGGGCAAGCAAATACATTCCAATTGTGCCGGTGTATGGTGAGGAATTCATTGTTGAAAACAAGCGCAAAAAATATGGCTTGGTGCGAATGGCCAAAGACCCACAAAGGATGTATAACTTTTGGAAAACCGCGCTAACCGAATCCGTTGCCCTAGCGCCAAAGGCCAAGTGGTTAATTGCCGAGGGACAGGATGAGGGCCACGAGAATGAATGGGCACAGGCAAACATTAAATCGATGCCGGTGTTGCGATACAAGCAAAAGGATATCGAGGGCGTGCCCGCGCCGGTGCCAACACGGATTCAACCGGAGGCACCGCCCGCGGGAATTATGGCCGCCGCGGATGGAATTAATAGCGATATGCAAGCGGTTTTGGGCATCTTTGATCCAAACCAAATGCCAACCGGAAACATTAGCGGCAAGGCCCTAAATGGCCAACAACAACAAATTGATCTATCTAATTACCACTATTACGATAATCTAACGCGATCCATTAAGCACACGGCCCGAATTATTCTTGATCTAATCCCCAAAATCTACGATAACGCGCGTGTGATGCGGATTATTGGCGATGATGGAAAGCCGGATTTGGTTGAAATCAATAAGCGTGGCCAAGACGAACAAGGCGTTGAAAAGATATTAAACGATGTTACCGTTGGCGAATACGATGTGGTGATGGATACCGGCCCCGGCTACAACAGTAAACGGATTGAGGCGGTTGAATCGATGATGCCTTTGTTAAGTGCCGATCCCAATTTGATGAATGTTGCCGGTGATTTGATCTTTAGAAACATGGATTTCCCCGGTGCGGATGTAATTGCGGATCGATTGGCCGCAAGCAACCCATTGGCACAAATTGATGATAAATCACCCGTGCCGCCACAAGTGCAAATGCAATTGGCCCAATCCAAACAAACTATTCAACAATTGCAACAACAATTACAAGCAATGCAATTGATGATTAAGAATCGTGCGGATGTGGAGCAGATGAAACAGGATGCGGAAACCAAGCGCACATTGATCAAAGAAACCAACCGCGCCCATGATATTGAATTGCGTGATCAGGAAAGACACATGGATATGGTCTTAAAGACACACACGCAAGCACAAGATACGGTGGCTAAGACACAGACGCAATTAGAGGTAGAAAATATCAAAGCCCAATTGGCCATTTATTTGGCGCATTTGGATCGGATAAGTGAACGTGAAGCAAAGGCGGAAGCCATAGAAAGGGCAATCTAATGATGAATGATGAACAAAAAGAATTGGCTAAAAAATATGCCAAAGAACAACACGAAAAAGCTAAAACACATCCAAAATTTGAAAAAATGAAATCCGAAATGGGTAGAAAACAAGCCATTGAGGCCGCCCTTAGTGATTTGAATAACAAACAATATAAAGAAAATTTCAACACCGGATCAAAAGAACAAGTGGTTTATGAACACAAACGAAATGGGCGTGTTTGACAAAGTAATGATTTCGTGTAAAGATTACACAAACCTTACCCGTGGGGATGCACGGGGTTAATTCTTAGGGAAACCTATGTCGGAAAAAGAAGCGGGCCAAGTGCTCACAAGCGAGAATGCGGCGGAATTTTATGCAAATCGTTTAGGTTTAGCCGATCAAACGGATGATGTGGCGGTGGATGCCGAGCCATCAACGGAGGTGGTTGAGAATGAACCCGAGGTGCAAGAGGAAGCCAAACCCGTAGAGGAAAAGCGGGCGAACCCAAAGTTAGAGAAAAGATTTTCCGAATTGACGAAACAACGCGAGGCGGCAAAGGCGGAGGCGGAAGCGGAACGCCAACAAAGGCAAGCGTTGGAGGATAGGTTAAGGGCACTTGAGCAAGTGGCGGCACCACAAAGGCCGAGCGTTGATCAGGAACCGCAACCGGGGCAATTTCAGGATGCGTTTGAATATGCAAAGGCTTTGGCCCAATATTCAACCGAAAAGGCGTTGGCGGAAAGGGATCAACAGGAGGCGAATCGCAAGGCTAATGAGGAAAGACAAAAGGTTATCCAATCTTGGTCATCCAAATTAGATCAAGTGAAAGCCGAATTGCCCGATTACGATGAAATGGTTTCAACGGCTAATGTTGTTGTTTCCGATGAAATCCGTGATTCCATATTGGAATCGGATGTAGGCCCAAGAATCCTATATCACTTGGCGGAGGATTTGGAATACGCACAAAAGTTGGCGGCCATGCCCACACGCAAAGCCCTTCTTGAATTGGGAAAATTGGAAAAGCTATACGAAAAGGCGGAACCGGCTAAGGAGACTACGGTCAAGACAAGTAAAGCACCCGCACCGGTGCGTGCCTTAAAGCCTAGCGGTGGTGTTGCGGATATTCCCATTAATTCAAGTGGTGAATTTCACGGCACATATCAGGCGTGGAAAGAGGCGCGGCGGGCGGGAAAAATCAGGTAATTTTTTTAAGGAAAGATCATGTCAAACAATTTATTGACGATATCAAAAATCACAAATGAAGCTCTTATGGTGCTCGAAAACGAATTGACGTTTACGAGCGAGGTGGACCGCAATTACGATGATCAGTTCGCAGTGGTCGGTGCAAAAATCGGTAACACGGTTAATGTTAGACGTCCCGGACGCTTCATTGGTACCACAGGCCCCGCGCTAAACGTTGAGGATTTCAACGAAACTAGCGTGCCCGTGACACTAAGCACCCAGTTCCATGTGGACACGCAGTTCACGACCCAAGACTTAGCGCTAAGCCTCGACATGTTCAGCGACCGAGTTTTGAAACCCGCTGTGGCCGCCATAGCCAATAAGATAGACCGTGATGGATTGGTGATGGCTAAAAACAATACCGCAAATATTGTTGGCACGGCCGGAACACCGCCCACAGGTTTGATCACATATCTAACCGCCGCGGCTTATTTGGATGCGGAGGGCGCACCCCGTGATGGCCGCCGGTCTTGTATTGTGGAGCCATTTACATCGGCAACCATTGTTGATTCACTAAAAGGCTTGTTTGTTCCACAAGAGGCTATCGGTGAGCAATACAGGAAGGGGTTGATGGGCAGGGACAGCGCGGGGATGAATTGGAAAATGGACCAGAACGTGGTTAGCCAAACCTTTGGCAATAGCCCTACGGCCGTTTTATCGTGCAATACAAGCACCGCAACGGGATTTTTGACATCAGGATGGGCACAGACATCAACAATCGCACTAAGCGCCACTACGGCCGCCGGTCAATTGAATGTTGGTGATGTGATTCAGATTGCAAACGTCTACGCCGTTAACCCACAAAACCGCCAAGCCTATGGTAGCAACAAGCTAAGAAACTTTGTTGTCACCGCGGCCGCCACGGTTGCCACAAGCGGCACCACTAGCGTCACCGTTAGCCCCGCCGTTATCACCGCCGGTCAATTCCAAAACGTTAGCGTGACAAGTGCGGGCGCAAGCACCGTGACACCATTTAACAATAGTGGCACCGTTTCACCCCAAAACATAATCATGCACCGTAACGCTTTCTGCTTGGCCGTGGCGGATCTCGAGCTACCCGAGGGGGTGCACTTCGCGGGCCGTGCAAGCGATAAAGAAATCGGCCTTTCCATGCGTGTGGTACGTCAGTACACCATCAACAATGATTCGATTCCAACCCGTTTGGATGTCTTATATGGATGGGCACCGTTGTATCCCGAATTGGCTTGCCGTGTTGCGGCTTAACGTTAAACATTAGGAGTAAAAAATCATGGCAAATCCCGGACCAGCAACCACAGTAAGCAATCACCCACAAAACTTGGCCACAAACCAAGCCTTGCGTTTGATTGCATCCGCACAATCCGTTAACCTAGCCCTAGCGGGTGATACCGCTATGACGGTGGTGGATGTTTCTAAATTTGTTCCCGTAAGCGTGTTGATCACCAACGGCCTTAACAGTAGCGGCGCAACAACCACTATTGCAACGGCAACCGTTGGTGTTTACACCGGCGCATCACAAACAGGATCAACCGTGTTGACAACCGCCGCGTTGACAAGCAACACCGGTGGCCCTTATGTGACAACATCCACGGCAACAAATCCCGCAACCGCAATTTCTAACCCATCCACAATGTATGTGAATGTGGGCACAACGATTGCCGCCACTTGCGATGTATTTGTTTACGGCTATGACCTTACATTCTTACCATAATGTTTAGGTAAATACGAAAAAGGCCATCCACAAAACGGGTGGCTTTTTTTATTTTTCAAGATACAATCAACACAAAGGAGTTTTTATGTCATTACAAACAACAATCCTTAGGGGGAATATTCTTAATTCTTTCCTTGTTTACCCCACTTTATCCCCCGCCGCCGTTTCTGGCACACAAGCAACACAAACATTCACGATCCCCGGCCTTGTGGTCAACGATTTTGTGAATATTTCCTTGCAAGGTGCCCAAACAACCGGTGTGGGAATCGCTAACGCGTGGGTTTCGGCCGCTAACACCCTTTCTATTCAATTCACCAATAGCACAGGATCATCGGCAACGCCAGCATCCGGTGTTTATACACTTGGTGTTGATCGCTTAGAGGGCACGATCCTACCAACCAATGCGGTGTAATCATGGCCGGATCAACCGTTCAACGCAACGCGGGTCAGACGTATTGTCTTAGCGTCACCAATAGTGCCCATGCAAGCACTTTGATTGATGATCAGACAAACGATCAGATCAACTTCTGCTCATTCCTAAACACGGGCGCATCGCCCATTGCGGTTAAGTTTGCGAATTATTCGCCATGCCCCGCCGCAACGTTTCCGAGTGATGGAACACCAGGGGATTATGTTTTGCCTGCGGGTATGACTTCTCCCCTTATCTTGGCAACACCAACCACGCCCTTTTACATGACGGCAATTAGTAATAGTGGCACGGCGGGTTTGCTTTATGTAACGGCCGTTGGCGATCAAAGCTAACATGGTTGGCCCTAACAAAACTGTTGACCAAAACCTACTGCCCGTTCAGGCGTATTTTGCGGTCGATGGCACGTTTCAGACCTTTATCGGTCAGGGCCAACCTTTCACGGCCACAATCAGCCCTATTCAAAGCGGGCTAACAATCACCAATAGCACCCTAGATTCAAGCCCTATTGGGGCTACAACGCCATCTACGGGGGCTTTTACAAGCATATCCACAACAACGGGCACGATCACCACATCGCCCGCTAATTCAACGGATATTGCCAATAAATATTATGTGGATATGGTTGCCCAAGGGCTTGGCCCAAAGGCGGCGTGCCAAGTTGGAACAACCACAAACATCACGCTTTCGGGGCTACAAACCATTGATGGATACACCACATTAACTGGTGATCGGGTTTTAGTCAAGAATCAAAGCACATCATCACAAAACGGCATCTATATTGCGTCATCAACGGCTTGGGCACGGGCGGTTGATATGGATGTGTGGGCGGAGGTTTCGGGCGCTTACACAGTGCTTTTAAACGGCGGACAAGCCGATACGGGATGGGTTTGCACGGCATCACAAACGGGCACAATCGGTGTCACCGCAATGCCTTGGGTGCAATTTAGCGGATCGGCAACGTATTATGCGGGCACGGGGCTAACGCTATCATCCAATACATTTAGCATCACCAACACGGGTGTCACGGCCGCAAGCTATGGATCGGCAAGCCAAACAGTCACTTTTGTGATTAACGCCCAAGGCCAAATCACTAGCGCAACATCACAGAATATTGCTATTGCGGCATCACAAATCACAAGTGGCACGATTTCATCTAGCCTTGTAAGCGGGTCTTACACGGGAATCACGGGTGTTGGCACGCTAACGGCGGGCACTTGGAATGCAAGCACCATAGCGGTGGCCTATGGAGGCACGGGGGCAACAACGCTAACGGGGTATGTTTACGGCAACGGCACGGGTGCTATGACGGCCGCAACAACGATTCCAACAACCGCGCTTAGTGGCACGATTACTAACGCACAATTGGCCAATTCCACAATTTCGGGCGTGGCTTTGGGTGGAAATCTATTTGCTTTAACGATTGGATCAAATCTAAGCGGCACAAGTTATAACGGATCAAGTGCGGTGACGATTTCAAACACCGCGCCAATGGTTTATCCCGCATCGGGGATACCCAATTCAACCGGATCGGCATGGGGATCATCTTATTCAACAAGTGGATCGGGATCGGTTTTAGCATTGGCAACGGGCGCAAGCCTAGCAAACCCGACTGTTTCTAATTACGCGACATTTACGCCCCAATCATCTTTGCCCAATTACGCACAGGGCGAATTGTTTTATGACCAAGCACAAGATGCCTTGGCTTACTACAACGGCGTAACGAATAATGAATTGCACATTGGGCAAGAAATTCAATTAAAGGTTTACAACAACACGGGATCAACAATCAATGTTGGCCAACCCGTTTACATCACTAGCACATCTAGCGGATTTATTTATCCTTGCGTGGCTTTGGCCATTGCTAATAGCCTAACCACGGCCAACGTGATTGGATTGGCAAATCAGGCTATTCCAACGGGCACGGCGGGCTATGTGACCACGATTGGGGTTGTATCGGGTGTTAACACGGGCACTTATACAGTTGGTGACACGCTTTATTTATCGCCTTATTCGGCGGGCTATTATCAAAACACCATACCGCCCACGGGCTATGCCGTCAAAATTGGCACAGTTTCTTATGTAAATTCTAGTGGCCAAATTTACGTCAACAAAAGCAATTTGTCGGTTCAAGCGGGCAATATTGTTGGCCAAGTGGCTATAACGAATGGCGGCACAAACGGCACGGCAACACCCACGGCGGGTGCGGTTGCTTACGGAACGGGCACGGCTTACGGATTCACGGCGGCGGGCACAAGTGGCCAAGTCTTACAATCCAACGGATCAAGTGCGCCTAGTTGGGTGTCACCAACGGCCTACGCAACAGTCACCGATGACACCACAACAAACGGCACGCGATACCCATTATTTGCCAACCAAACGGCGGGTAATTTAAGCACCGAATACACATCTAGCACCAAGCTACAATTTAATCCTAGCACGGGCGTATTTACGGCCACACAATTTAGCGGATCGGGTGCGGGGCTAACATCCATTCCCAATTCGGCACTTAACAATTCTAGTGTGACAGTTGGGACAACGGCTATTTCGTTGGGATCATCGGCCACAACGATTGCGGGGCTTGTATCGGTTACTAGCACCACGTTTGTGGGCGCTTTAACCGGCAATGCAAGTAGCGCCACAACGGCCACAACGGCCACGAATGCAACAAATATAGCAATTACGGATAACACAAGCACTAACGCAACGTATTATCCCGTGTTTGTATCAAATTCAAGCGGAAATAATGCCGCCACAACATCATCAACAAAGTTAAAATATAACCCATCCACGGGTGCGTTGTATGTTTCCGCAATTTATATTGCGCCATAAGGGGAAATCATGGGAAATTTAGTATTTCAAGCGGCATCAGGCGGTCAGGTTGCACTAAGTGGCCCAAACACCGCAAGTAGCTATACGATTGCCGTGCCCGCCGTTTCTGGCACTTTTGTCACAACGGGTGACACTGGCACAGTTACGACAACCATGTTGGCAAGCACCACAGGATCGGGTGCGGTTGTATTGGCCACTAGCCCCACATTGGTGACACCGGCATTAGGAACGCCATCTAGCGTTACATTGACAAACGCAACAGGATTGCCTATATCAACAGGATTAAGTGGCTTAACAACGAATGGCGTGGCCTACGCTACAAGTACAAGTGCTTTGGCTACTGGGTCTGCGTTGACTTTTAGTGGAGGCAATTTACTTTGTACTGGTGCAATAACATCTAATAATACTGTTACAGCGCAATTAGATGGTTCTGATTCAGCAGGTGCAGGTGCAGGTTTTAATCTATTTAATAGTGGCTTCTCAAGAGGTTGGAGACAACAATTAAGTGCAAGTAATAACATAAACACTTATTATTTCAATGGTTCTTCTTATGTTTTATCCACAACTTTAAATACATCAGGCAATCTAGGTATAGGTACAAGTAGTCCTAGTCAACCATTAGATGTAAATGGTGCTTCTAACATATTAAGTTACATTGGATTTAATAAAGGTGGAACACAAGCATATATTGGCAGAGCATCTGATTTAGTTGCAGGCGGTTATGCAACCAATGATGTTGGCATACAAACAGTAGGTAAGTTTGTTGTTGCTACTGGTGGTGGTACTGTTACCATGAATTTAGATAACAATGGCAACTTAGGATTAGGAGTTACTCCTAGTGCTTTGTCTTTAAGTGGATACAAAGAATTAGAAATAGGTTCGATTGGTAATGGACTTCTTTCTGGCACTAATGATTTTATCTCAAAAACAAATGCCTATTACAACTCAGGGTGGAAGTACGCAACCTCTGGTTATCAAGCATCTATTTACGAACAAAATGCTGGTCAGCATATTTGGCAAATTGCTAGTTCAGGCACAGCAAATAACGCTATATCCTTTACTTCAGCAATGACACTAGATAATAGTGGAAGATTGTTGGTGGGGACTACAAGTGCTAATGGAAAATTGGCTGTGCTTGCTAGTGCTGATCCAGGAGGATTTAGTTTTAACACTTCACTCATCAACAAATGGTCTGGTGACACTTCTAAATTTGGTCTTTATATTGGTAAATACGATAATGACAACACAACATCGCAAAGATTTATTGGTTTTTCAATTAACAACGATTTAACAGCTTGTGGTCAAATTAACGCAAATGGAGCTGGTGCTGCGGCTTTTGGTTCGTTTTCTGATGTTCGTTTAAAAGAAAACATTGTTGATTTGCCTTCGCAACTTTCAAACATCATGGCATTGCATCCAGTAGAGTTTGATTACATTGCATCTGAAGGTGGAGGTCATCAAACTGGTTTTGTGGCTCAAGAAATTCAAAAAGTTTATCCTGATGCAGTTGGTGAGCGTAGTGATGGAATGCTAACAGTAACAGGTTGGAGTAAAACAGAAGCACGACTAGTCAAAGCCATTCAAGAACTCAACACCCTTGTCACAACCCAATCCGCTGAGATAGCGGCACTTAAACAGAAAGTAGGTATCTAACATGGCAAACACATACAACTGGATTGTGGAGCAGATGGACTGCTATCCCACATACGAATCACAAACAGACGTAGTCTTTACAGTCCACTGGCGTTGCAACGCAACATCAGACCAAACGCACGTTGTCAATGGTCAGACTGTGCCTTATACAGCAACTATATACAGCACACAATCTTTGACCTACACCGCTGGGTCACCTTTCACCCCGTTTGCAAGCCTAACGCAACAAGATGTGCTTAATTGGATTTGGGGTGCGGGTGTATCAGAAACGGCAACACAGACCGCATTGGATGGCATGATTAACGCACAGATCAATCCTACTGTTGTTACCCCTAAATTGCCTTGGGTGGCCTAATGGATTGGAAAATCTTAGACATTGAGCAAAAGGATGGCCAGATCACATCGGCCAAATACTATGTTACCAATGGCCAAGTGGATACAGAGGGTAATTGGTATTTCACCGAAAAGGGTGATATTCCTTTTGAGCAAGTGACGGAACAAAACGTGATTGATTGGATCAAATCGGCATCTATGCTTGATGGAAAGAACATAATAGAATCACGGCTAGAGGAACAATCCAACCAACTTGTGAAAGCCGTTCCTCCTTGGCTTCCACAAACCTTTACACCAAATCTATGAAACTAGAACTTTCAATCCCACAAGTAAACACGATTTTTGTTGCATTGCAACGTAATCAGGAACTAATTGCACAGACGATGGAAGAAATCCAACGCCAAGGCAATGAACAGCAACCCAAACCCGCCGATGATGGTCACGTTGTAGTGCCCGCATAAAATGAAAACGCCAACACTTTTTCCTACGCAAGAAGAATTAAAGTCAAAATTTGATTATATTGACGGCAAACTTGTATGGAAAATTAAAACAAAAAGGGCCAATGTTGGCGATTTAGCTGGAACATTGCATCCTAATGGTTATATGAGAACTGGATTAAATGGCCATTGTCATTTGAATCACAGATTAATTTTTATGTGGCATTATGGTTTTTTTCCTGAAATAGTTGACCACATTGATGGAAACAAATTAAACAATTCAATAGAAAATTTACGACCAGCAACACAAATTCAAAATCAACAAAATCAAAAAATACGCAAAGAAAACACATCAGGCTATAAAAATGTTTCTTTGTGCCCACAAACAAAAAAATGGAAAGTTTCCATAAAATTAAATGGCAAAGATATAAGATTTGGTCGTTTTGACGATATTGAATTGGCAGATTTAGTAGCTCAAGAGGCTAGGGCTAAATATCATGGCGAATACGCAAGGAATCATTAAATGGCCACTACCCCGATAGATATAATAACCTCATCATTAAAAGACATTGGCGCATTGGCTGCTGGAGAAACTCCTACGCCTGAAGCTGCTCAAGATGCGTTCGTAATGATGCAACGCATGATTGACCAATGGTCTAACGAGCAGATGATGGTGTTCTATAAGACAGAAATCATTTACACACTCACCCCAGGTCAAACCCAGTACACAATTGGCCCTGGCGGTGAGATCGGTGCAACCTTTACAGGATCAATCACCAACAACATTCTCACAGTCACAGCCATCACCCAGGGCGCTATTAGCCTAGGAATGACCCTATCAGGCACAGGTGTCACAGCTGGGACTAAGATCACAGGATTCTTAACAGGCGCAGGCGGTAACGTTAACGAGTTGGGCACATATCAGCTCAACCTATCGCAAAACGTGGCTTCAACAACGATTAACGCCTTTTATCAGCGCCCCCTCAGCATCAATTCGGCATTTGTACGCATCAACACCTCACAAAGTGGCGTACCCATCCTAAACGGCGGTCTAGACTATCCCGTGGCCATTTTGAACGTAGAAGACTATGAAATGATTGGTCTTAAAACGTTAAACGGACCTTGGCCAAAAGCACTCTACTATCAACCAACCGAGACACTAGGAAACATCTTTGTCTGGCCAAACCCAGCACAGGGTGAAATGCACATTTTTGCCGACACATTATTCAGCAAGTACACCACAATCAACGACACAATGCTACTGCCAGAAGGCTTTGAGAGCTGTCTAGAATGGTGTTTAGCTGAACGTTTAATGCCCCAGTATGGCAAAGCATCAGCCACGCAAATATCAATGATTAACGCTTTTGCAGCGCAGGGCAAAAGCACGATCAAGCGCACAAACATGAAGCCTGTTCAGTCGGCTAGGTATTCTGATGCTTTGTTGATGAGCAGGGCAAAAGATGCCGGCTGGATCTTGTCCGGCGGCTTTTTTAGGTAAAATGTTTTACATTTATCAACACCACAAAGCAGACACCAACGATATTTTTTACGTTGGGAAGGGTAAGGACAAGCGTCTGAACTCTAAAAGAGGTCGCAATCAATATTGGCACAATGTTGTTGATAAGCATGGATTTGTTGCAAAGGTAATTGCAGACAATCTTGACGAAGAATTAGCATTTTTGTGTGAGATGGAGGCCATTGATCTTTACAAAAGAATCGGCATCCAACTTGTAAACGCAACAAATGGTGGTGAAGGTGCTTCAGGTTACAAACATACTGATGAGCATCGTGAAAAAATGAAGAATAATCTGTATTGGAGTTTTGCTAAAGAAAATGGTTTTAAAGGCAAAACCCATTCAGAAGAACAAAGAGAAAAGTGGAAAGAAACTCGCAAAGGCACACCTAGCCCAAGAAAAGGTGTAACTTTATCTAACGAAACAAAGCAAAAAATAAGTCAAGCTAGAACAGGAATGATTGTTAAAGCTAGACGAGTTTTGACTGACGAACAAGTTAAACAAATTAGAATTGAGCTTAAAACTGAAAGAATGGCAGTTCTTGCTAGAAAATACAATGTTGGCGAGACAACCATTAGCAGAATTCGAAATAACGAACGTTATCAGGATGTCACATAATGCCAGATTTTAACTTTGTCGGAGCAAGTTACACCGCACCTAGCATTTACCAAGATGCTAGTGAGTGTATTAATTTTGTTCCAGAAGTTGATCCTACGCTACCCCAAGGTTCAAGGGGTGTTGTGGCGCTATACCCAACGCCAGGCTTAACCACGCAAGTCGTACTACCTGCTGGCGCAGAAGTTAGGGGTATGCGAACACTCTCAGGCGCTAGTCAAATGATCGCAGTCTGTGGGGCTTATGTTTACCTTTTATCCAGCACTCTATCGCCTACTATTGTTGGCATCTTAAACAGCTCTACAGGGCGTGTAGGCATTTCTGACAATGGCTTGTATGCTTATATTGTCGATGGGTCTTATCGCTACTCATGGCGTATTACGACCCCTACAACGGCTATATTTACAGGGGTTATTTCTGGCACTACTTTGACTGTTTCTAATATCCAAAGTGGCACGATTTCTATTGGTCAGGTTTTGTTTGGTGTGGGGGTTTCACAAGAAACAATCATTACAGGCGGTTCTGGGACTTCTTGGACTGTTAACATTTCTCAAACAGTCAGTTCAACCTTGATGAACAGTTCTAATACCCAGAGTTTTACTGGAGTGATTACGACTGGATCAACCAATGCTAATTTGGCCACAACTGCTACTTTGTATTTAGGGCAGACGATTCAAGGTACTGGCGTTCCTTTTGATACGATCATTACGGCCATCGTAACGCCCTCTGGTGGTAATAATAATTACACTTTGTCCAGCAATACTGCGGTCGGTTCTGAGACCATGTATGCGCTTAACTTTACAGTTATGCCCTCAACTGACGGGGCTTTTAGCGGTGCTAATTCGGTTGATATTATTGACAACTACTTTGTTTACAATAGGCCATCTAGTCAACAGTTTGGTTCATCAGACGCTTTAAGCCCAATATCTCAGCAATTATCGTTTGGTTCTAAGGATGGATCACCCGATAATCTAGTGGCTTTGATTGTTGACCATCGTGAAGTTTATTTGATGGGTGAAGCCAGTTCAGAGGTTTGGGTCGATGCGGGATTGTTTCCGTTCCCGTTCCAAAGGATACCTGGCACATCTACCCAACAAGGTATTGTGGCTCAATTCAGCGTTTCTAGGCTAGGTGACAGTTTTGCTTACCTTTCTAGAAACAATCGAGGTCAAGGTCAGGTCATGCAAATGGTCGGCTATATACCTCAAAGAATCTCTACCCACGCTGTGGAGAACACACTAGCAAACCAGTACATTTCGGATGCGATAGCGTGGACATATCAGCTAGAAGGGCATGAAGTCTATGTATTATCGTTTCCTACTCTTAACATCACTTGGTGTTATGACGTTACCACTAAGCTATGGCACAAGTGGCTTTATTGCACCAACCAGAACGAATACCAGAGACACAGAGGAAACTGTTGCGCCGTATTCCAAGGTATGGTTCTTGTGGGTGATTACGCCAACGGAAAGATATATGAGTTGGACAAACTCAACTACACCGATGACGGCCAGAACATCAGACGCTTAAGGCGTGCGCCTCACCTTGTGGCTGATTTCCAACGTCAGTATTTTGAGGAATTGCAGATACAGTTTCAGCCTGGCGTGGGTTTTACGGGTTTATCTAAAAATCAAAACATCTTTTTACAGACCCCTTATTACATTACACCAACTGGGGTTTTGATTATTCCAGCCAATCAGACAGTTGTTTTAGGCACTCAGGGGGCTATCAGCCAGTCTACTGAAACAACGCTACCACAAGCCATGTTGAGGTGGTCAGATGATGGTGGGAGTACCTGGAGTAATGAACATTGGACTACAATAGGGCAAACAGGAAAATATCAAAATCGCGCCATTTGGAGGCGTTTGGGACAGGCTAGGGACAGGGTATTTGAGGTCGTTGTGACTGATCCTGTGAATGCGGTGATTGTTTCTGCAAATCTTAAGGGTAGTGGGGGTGAGAATTGAGTATTCCAACAAATACAACACAGATTCAGCCTTATCCACAAGCGGAATTTTTGGATAAAACGACTAATCGGCCTACCAGGGCATGGCAACAGTTCTTTTTGAATTTGTTGAACTTCTCCTCGGCTACCACGGCAACGACTGGATCGGCAACGTTACCAGCCAACCCTGTGGGGTTTATCAACATAACTGTGAATGGGGCGCATTACAAAGTGCCATATTACAATGTATGAGGGGAAGTAATGGATTTAACAACAGTCAATAATGCGGTTTCAGACGCACTAGCGGGGCTACCTGCGGGCACTAGCGACTTCATTAATGCCAACATTGGCACTCCTCAAGGTCAACAGGCTATTTTGCAAGCGGCTGCGTCTATTGGAATTACAGACCCAGCACAAATCGCAAGCATTGTCAGTTCAGCGACTGGCCAAAATATCACGCCCGCACAAGTGCAAGCCGTTGCTCAACCTGCTGCACCCAGAAAAATAGCAACACAACCACAGGCTGCACCAGCTCCAAGCGGTACATCACTTTCTAACATTGCTACACCTCAGTTTGTTTCTTCACCCGCATCAGGCGCGGTAGGAACAAGTTACGGCCAAGCAGCACCTACACAGATCAGCACAGCACAACAAGCCAATCCTGAACTTTCCTCGGCTTTGTTAAACGGCACGGCAGCGGTTAATTACGATGCTGACACAGGCACTTATAACCTGATCAACACCCAAACTGGATCACCCATAGCGGGGAATTATCAAGTCCAAGTCGGCACTAATGGCGTTGGTATCAATATTCCTAGTGGCAATGGGATGATTCAAGTTGCTGTCCAACCTAACGGAAACGGCACAATTCCTCCCGTCACAGCATCAAACGTATTAAATGTTGGTACAAACGCAGGAGCAGGTGGATTTGCGGGCGGTATCAATACTTTGGCTAACGCAGCTGCGCCTGGCATTGCTATGGTTGCTGGGGCTAATTTACTTGGTGCTTTGGGCGCACCAGCAGGTACAGACTTACTAGGTCAATCCGTAGGAGCTGGAGCTGTTGGTAGTGGGACATTAGATACTGCAATTCCATCTTTAGCGGCAGGTGGTGGTACTTTGGCGAATCTAGCACCTGGCGCACCATCGGCCTTGGCAGCGGGCACAACCGCAGCAGGAACAGATTTATTAGGCCAATCAGTTGGCGCTGGTGCGATTGGTTCTGGATTAGCAGATACGGCAGTTGCACCATTAGCAGCGGGCACGGCAGCAGGAACTTTGGCAAGCACCGCAGCACCTGCAGCAGCAGGAACGGCAGCAGGAACGGCAGCGGGCACGGCCGCAGGTACAGCAGCAGGAACAGGTGCGGCTACAGGCGCAGCAACTGGAGCAGCTGCCACAAACGCTTTAGGATTAACTCCAGTTCAAACTGCTTTGGCTGGAAGCGCATTGGCTTCCACACTTGGGTCAATGAATACGAGTAATGCAATTTCTAACGCTGCTAACACACAAGCAGGAGCTGCAACAAACGCACAAAATGTCTTAGGTAATTTTTATAGTCAATATGCTGCTGCTCAACAGCCATTCCAAAACCTTGGAACACCCGCAGCGCAGGATATTACTAATAATCTACCTTATTTCCAGAATCAGTTTAATAACCAAGACTTAAACGCTCAATTAGCACCGAATTATCAATTCCAACTACAACAAGGATTAGGCCAAGCACAAAACGCTGCCAATGTAGGCGGTGGATTGTTGTCTGGTAATACTTTACAAGGTTTGAATACTTACGCACAGAATTACGCCCAAGGCGCATACCAAAATGCGTTTACTAATTACCAAAATCAGCGCAATAACATCTATAACAATCTATCAGGTGTAGCTGGAATTGGTCAAAACGCATTAGGACAAATTGGTCAAGTTGGGGCTGGATTGGCCAACACTTATGGAAACATTACAACTGGTTTGGCTGCTTCTCAGGCTGGAGCACAAACAGCACAAGCAGTTAATCAAAGTAATTTATTAAGCAATTTGGCCAATACTGCCGTTGTTGGTTCATTAATCAAACCCGCATAAGGATAGATCATGCCCGTATTTACAGATTATCCAACGTTTAAAGGCACTAGCCTAAACGATTTGCTTGGTTCGGTATCGAATGTCCAGCAGTTCCAACAGCAACAACAGTTGAATCCAATTCAACTTGAAGCTGCAAAATTACAACTACAACAAGCTCAACAGATGAACCCATTGGCTTTGCAAAAAGCACAAATGGAAATTGAACAAGCAAAACAAACCAATCCTTTGGATGTCTTGACTAAACAACTTGCAGTCAAAAAAGCACAAGGTACGTTAGAACCTGAAATTGCAGTAGCACAAGAATTAGCAAATCAAGCAAAAATTACAACCAAAAAAGAACAGTTTGCTTTTGACAAAGACTATAACCAACAAATCAATCAGATTATTGGCGGTTATAAAAACGATCCAAGACTTAAAAGTAACGATCCAAAAGAAGTTTTTGGTGTTATTAAGGATGCAGAAGATCAAGTAAAACAGTTAACTAAAAGCGATCCTGAGGGTGAAATCAAAACTGAGATGCGTTTTGCACCTATTAAAAATTTGGTTACATCAGGAAAACATGACAAAGTTGACCAAGTATTTTCCAACTTGATTCAAACTGGCATTAGCCCAACATCACAACAAACATTGCAAACACCACAACTTGCAACAGTTGGAGGTGCTCCTGCTACGTTTACTCCAGCAACTGGTGGCGCTACTCCTTTAAATATCAACCAACCTCAAGGTGGACCTCAAGGTATGGCACAAGGTGGATCACAAGGTGGACCTTTACCTCAAGGTTTTGGTATGCCACAAGGTATGCCTGGTATGCCCCAAGGCGTAACACCCACACAAATGTCGTTGCCATATTCCAAGCGTACTGCTGGCGATATTAGACCCTATGCGCCCAATGAAAAAACAGATGAGGAAAACGGCGCTAAATACCGCAACAGTTTGACAACCAGACAAACAGATTTGGCAACATCTAGACGCAATTTAGATGAAGTGATTGCCCAAGCTGACAAAATAGCAAAAGAATCCACTAAGATTTTTGGGTTAGATACTGCCACAGGCGCGTTGGGCGGATTGTCTAGAACATACGCAAATATTGTTGGTGATCCTAAATATAAGCAATTGAGCAAAGATTTGGCCAACGTACAGATTGCTAATATCCAAGCCCAAGGCGGTTCTATGGATACTGTGGCTGGCCAACAATTGCAAAAGATGGCCAATGGTGACGAGACATATCCTCCAGATGTGTTGAAAAACATTGCCAGAAGAACTTACGCTGATGTCCAGAATTTGGATATGCAGGCCACAGCAGCGTCTAAATTTGCTCAGAAGTATGGTGACAACAACCTGAACGCGTTTAAGCGCCTATGGTCTTCTAATGCCGATTCAAAGGTGTTTGAAGCTATAACCATTTTTGAAAATGTTAAAGACAAAGCCGAACGCAATAAAGCCATCAATGAACTATTTGGCTCTAATCCACAGGCTAGACAACAATATTTCCAAAAGTACAATAACATTAAAAAATTGACTGAAACTGGGGAACTTTGATGGATGAATTAGGCGAATTGATCCTCGGTGAAAAGCCCAAGGTTGCACAACCTAATCTTGTCGCACCTAAAAAAAGCCCCATGAGTGGCTTGAATCCACAATTACAACCTAAAGAAGAACAACCTGACGAACTAGGTCAATTGATTTTAGGCGGTGGTGAAACAACTCCAGAATCCGTCAAAAAGTTATCACTTGCTGAAAAACTAGGTCAATCCCAAATGGCTGGCGTTCAAGGCGCTGGTGAAGCAGGTAGAAGTTTTATCCAAGGATTAGTAGCAGCACCAGTAAGCGCTTTGGCAGGTATTGGCGGTACGTTAGCAAGTGGTCAATATGGTACTCAGGCAGGTATCCAAGCGGGCGAAAAGACTGCCCAAAGGGTACAACAGGCTTTGGGTTATCAACCTCCATCACAGGCAGGTCAAGACATATTACAAAGTTTACAGAGCAAATTTGAGGCTAGTAAATTACCGCCTGTAATGCCTGAAGTGCAAGGTTTTGTCCCACAACGACCACAAGCGCCTACGTTGCCCAAAATTAGAATTGAACCAGTCGCTCCAAAGCCTGGCATGGTTTCTATGGGTGCAGCGTCAACCACAAACAAAGCATTGTTGGACCAGGCTATTGCACAAGCCACACCAGAAGTGGCTGCACAATTAAAACAAATTAATCCAGCGGATTTAAATGTAAAAGCATTAGAAGCAATTATTGAAGCTGATTCACTAGAAGTACCAATCAAATACACTTTAGGACAAGCTACTGGTGATCCTAATATCATTTCAAATGAACGTAATAACAGGGCTACACAACAGCAATATATAGAACGTTTTAATGAGCAAAACAAAGCATTACAAGAAAATGTAAGTCGAGTAAAAGAAAAGGCTGCTCCTGACGTTTTTGCACCTAATTACGTTGCTAATGCAGAAGGAGCTATTGATTTTGTAAACAACAAGATCAAGCAAAACCAAGAATCTACAAGCCAAGCCTATAAAGCATTGGATGAATTTGGCGCGGGTAAGATAAAAGTTGATAGCGCAACATTTGCTAAAAACGCAATGGATGCTTTAACCGCTAAAGAAGATATAGATTTTTTACCGCCTGTCATTAAGTCAAAGATTGATGCTTATACGTCTGGTAAAGAAATGAACTTTGACCAGTATGAGAATCTACGCACTCAGATCGCTAGAGAAACACGCAAAGCACAACGCGCTGACGATGGAAATGCCGTTCACGCTTTGACCTTGGTGCGTGGTGAACTAGAAAAGTTACCTTTAATTGGTGAAACAGAGGAAGCCAAAGCATTGGCTGACAAAGCCAGAGCAACGGCCAAAGCTGAGTTTGACTTGGTCAACAAAGACAGTCCAAGTTATAACAAGATTTATGCTGATATTGTTAACGGAAAATCAGATACCAAAGACTTTATTCAAAGCAATATTTTGAGGTCAAAGAATACTGATTTTGCTAAAACGATGGAGTTATTTAAAGATGATCCAGAAGCTACTCAGCATTTAAGGGCTGGTGCGTTGGATGTAATCATTAAAGATTCCACAGACGCAAGTGGAAACTTTAAGCCCGCCAAATTCAGACAAGCCATTGAAAATCTAGACGTTAATGGTAAATTGTTGCCTTTGTTTGGTGACCAGGCACAAACTTTACAAAAGATTGCACGAACTGGCCAAAGAATTGAAGCCAGACCCACAGGTGCGTTTGTCAACGAATCCAATACTGCGGTTGATTTGGCCAAACAATATGCCAATCGTATGGCCACGCAAGTGCCGATTGTGGGCAGATTTGTTGAACCAGCGCAACAATTGATCCAAGAGCGTGCGGTCAAAAAACAAGTTCAACAATCCTTAAAGCCCGCTGCTGGGGCAAAACTATCAGACTTAGGAAAATAACATGAGCGTTAACCTTTCACCCGTAGGAAATGGCTTCCAGTTCCTATCCTCCACAACCCCCAACATACCATTGGCGGGCGGGTTTATCTACACCTATCAAGCTGGGTCTAGCACACCGCTAAACACCTACACAGACAACACGGGTAACACAGCGAACACCAATCCTATTATCTTGGGGACTGACGGCAGACCGCCCAATGAGATTTGGTTAACCAGCGGTTATTCTTATAAATTTGTTCTTACAGATGCCAATAACACAACAATTCAAACTTTAGACAATCTGTATGGAATTATTGGAACAAGTCCTAGCGTTAGCGCTGTACCTAGTGGCGGCATTATTATGTGGTCTGGCTCTATTGGCTCTATACCTACTGGTTATGTGCTCTGTAACGGCTCTAATGGCACTCCTGATCTGCGGGACAGGTTTGTTGTTGGCGCTGGCAATTCCTATTCTGTCGGTAACAATGGCGGGTTTGCTAGTAGCGGAGTTGTGACCAGCTCTGGCACTAATAATCCTTTGTATTACGCACTAGCATTTATCCAAAAAACATGAGCAATACTGAACAAGACTTGGCCGTTCATGTTGCGGTCTGTGACGAACGTTATAGACGCATAGAACAATGCTTGCGAGATGGCGAACGGCGCATGACCAAGATTGAATACTTGATTTATGGAGTAATGCTATTGGTCTTACTTGGCCCTGGCGTTGCTGGGGCGTTCTTCCACAAGTTTTTTGGGTTGTAAAAAATTGACCCCTTTACTCTTGTCGCTCTGGCAACTTCGGCGTTTAAATTGGTCAAAGAGTCCTGCGAGATGTACAAGGAGGGTCGGCAATTCGTTGTCGATACAAAAAAAGAGATTGATGGGGTCATTAAGGATGTCAAGTCAATCCAAACAGATGCAAAGGGTATATTTGGTTTTTTCAGGAAATTATTTCGTAGCGAAAAAGCCGAGGAAATCAAGGTTGGGACAAATCCTGTTAAGCCTAAACAAAAAAAGAGGGTTGAATTTGATGAAAACCAAATCTACGCGCAAGTTGCAGACGCTTTGACCAAGTTCTTTCATGCTTACAACGGCTTAAAAAATTACGCCAAGGAACAAGAAGAAATTGCTTTGACAGCATCAGGCGAGGAAGGACAGGACATTGCAATCAAGTTGGTGATTGCCAACTTACAGATGGAAAAGTTGAATGAGGAAATGCGCGAGTACATGGTGTACCACGTTCCAGAAGAAATGAAGGATTTGTACAGCCGTGTAAACAAGATGGTTGGCCACATTGCTAATCAACAGGCTTTGGCTAGGAAAGCTGAACTAGACAAAAAGAGAAAGATAGCATGGCAAAAACGTCAACGGGCAGAGGAAATTCAGGACAAAATTCTAGCGGTGGTAATTACGGGTCTGATGATCGGGTGGTGCTGGATAATGATGATGATCGTTCGTTCTTCGTCATTGTTGTCGTGGCATTGATGGCGGTTATTTTGTTGTTTATTCCGATCCTTTCTTGGATGTACATTGACATCAAAATGATGGAAATCAGAGTTAACAAGGCTTTAGCAAAGATTGAAGGCAAATGAAATATCTGTTGTTATTATTGTTGTTGACGGGTTGTGACGATAGATATCGTTATATATGCCAAGACCCAGACCACTTCAATGACAAAGATTGCGTTCACCCAAAGTGCGAATTCAGTCAGACTTGCCCAGAATACCTGGTTGCGCCTGTTTTGGAGAAAAAGGTTGAACAAGTTAACAAGTGACGAAATTGAGGTTAGGGTGTGGGCCATCGTGGTGTTGGCCATCACCGCCATTCTATTTTTCATTGTTGTCGCACTTTTGTACTCGGTCACTTTTGTTGTCCAGCCCATCAAGGCTATGGCCCCCATTGACCAGGCTTACACCAAGATGCTCAACGACATTGTTTTGCTCATCGTGGGTGCAATTGGTGGAGTGGCGGGTAAAAAGGTAGCGGGCGGTGTAGCAGGCACGTTAGGGGCTATAAAACAGGCCACAAGCCCACAAATGCCCATGATGGGGGGTTGCTATGGAATGCCTCAAGCAATGCCCCAAAGCGGCCAAGCATTCGGCGCTATGCCAACGTTTAACAATCCTAAGTTTGACGAGTCATGGACACCGCCTCCTCCTCCGACTGGACCGCCTGTTTTGGAGGATGAGGAAGAACGCGAAAGAATGGCTCACGCACGAGATAGCACTAAAAATGTTTGATTTTTTTGCACATTTTTTGCATTATTTGGCTTTATTTGCGCTAATTCTAGGATTTGGAGCGTATGTAATTAGCTATTTAGTGGGTTTCTTGCCCATGTTAAAACCCCACGCTTTGGTTATCCAAGTGGTGGGAATTGTGTTGATTGTTTTAGGAGGTTACTATGTCGCAGATCATCACGGCTATGAAAGACGCGTTGCAGAAGATAAAGCAGAAATTGACCGACTTAATGGAGAAGCTCGGGCAAAAGAAGCAGAGTTGACAGCCAAGATTGACAAAGCCAATGGTGCTTTAAGAAAGGCAAAAAATGACATTCAAGCCAAAGTGGTTAGTCTTAATGCTCGCGTTGATTCTGGCGAACTGCGCCTCCCCTCCAATTGTCCCGTACAAGCCGATTCAAGTCCCGCCGATGGAAATCGAACCGATGCAAGCGAATCTGAGCGACAGACTGTTAAAGCTCTTATCCAGATCGCAGCAGACGGAGACACCGCCGTCACCAACCTCAACGCCTGTATCGCCCAATACCAGCAAGTGATGAAGACTGTAAACGAGGGTGTCAAATGATCAGCGCTGAAAAACTACACGCTTTGGGGATTGGGGTTGAGTGGCAAGAACCGCTGACCACTACGTTTACCGCGTTCAGTATCAATGACAACAAACAACAGGCGGCTTTTATCGGCCAATGTGCACATGAATCGAATCACTTTAAGGCGTTACAAGAGAATCTTAATTATCGCCCTGAAACGCTTTCTAAGCTGTTTGGTAGACATTTTAAAGATGCCGAGGAAATACAGAAATACGCGCATCATCCAGAAATGATTGCCAACAGGATTTATCAAAAGCGGATGGGCAACCGAGACGAATCTAGCGGTGACGGCTGGCGGTTTCACGGGCGTGGTCTGATTCAGTTGACTGGGCACGATAATTATTGGCATTGTGGCCAGATAGTCCAGAAGGACTTGGTCAAAGAACCTGACTTGGTGGCCACACCAATGTACGCTGCACTATCAGCTGGTTGGTTTTGGTCAACACATGGTTGCAATGCGTTTGCTGAAAAAGAAGATTGGGTCGGTTTGACCAAGCGGATCAACGGGGGCACAATTGGGCTAGATGATCGAATTTCATTAACTAAACACGCCTTGAGCGTATTGGGGTAAAGATGGCTACTAATTTCAAAATCACTCGCGGTGAATCAAAAAAAGACAATGATTCGCATTATGTTGTCAAAAAAGAATGGCAAAAAGAACGTGAACACGTTATGCGAATTGAGAAAGAACTCAAAAAGCATGAGAAGACAGATATGTCTCACGCACACCCAACGCATTCGCATGACGCTGGAATGAAGCAACCCAGCGCACCTTTGCCCAATATGCGTAAGGGCTAACGATTTAGATATAAATCGGTCAACGGCACGCCCTTTGGCCATTGGTTGGTGATTTGTAGATAGTGAACAGTCTGAATGTGCGCCAAGTACCAGGCGTGCATTCTTTCCGCTTTGGTCATTAGATGGCCAGAATCTATTTCTGTGTGACAGGACTGACAAAGCGCCGCGATATAATTATCTGACGCTTTAATGCCCCTACCTTTACCGCCATGCCAATTAGAGTGTGCGGCCTGAGCGAGATGGAAACCACACCTCTGACAATTCATGGCTGCCACGGCTTTTAGTAAAGTCTTGGATCGTATGTACTGTGTCTTTGGAAATGACCTCACGGGTGCTGAATCTGTGGTCTTTAGGGCATTGGTATCGTCTTCGCTTGGAATCGTCTTCATTGGTTCTTGTCTCAAGTATTTTGCCTATTTGACCGCAAAGTGGGCATTTCATTCGTGTGACCTTATTCCTAATCTTTCTGATGCTTCCCTGGTGCGCCAAATGTCAATCGACAGTCTAGACGCTTCAAGCTGATACTTTAACTGCTCCTCAATCATCACTGATGCCTTTAATTCGTCAATTAACGCTAAGTATTCAGGATCGCACAAGGCTTCACGTTCCTGCGCTGCAATTTGGCTGAATTCACCAGCAACATGGCGCATACAGATGGCCTTGGCACTTTTTAACTTCAATTCGCAGGCAATGCGGTTGGACTTGGCGTTGGCGTAAGCCGTAGAATTATCGTAAATAAACTGTGCGTGTCGTTCAGGAGTCATTAGAGAGTTCCTCTATCACCGCCCATGATGCAATTAAGATCAACAATAGGGCAAATAAACCTAGAAAAAGCATAAGAATAATCAACAAAGTATTCATTCTGTTTCCCTAAAAAGCACCTCAACATGGGGATCACCATATTTCTTGGTTACAAACAAATTGACAATCTGGCAATCATTCTCAAATATGACCTTGTCGCAACCATCAAGCACCGCTTTAACCACATTGTCGATATCGGGCTTCTTGGTATGCCTTTCAGACCCATTTAAACAGGCTTCCTTGCGTTTTTTAGAGTAGGACAATGGTATGGCAAAGGATATGTAAATAAACGCATCTAAGGCCGTTTTAAGCGGTTCTGAAGACCCCATTGATTTCTGTGCTGCTTGTCGAACAGTATCCTCATAAGCAACAGTCTTTGCATCGGTATAAGTGCTGACAAAAGCCCCACGCCTGGCAAACCTTGGTCGGCCTTTACCACGGGGTTGGCCATCAACTTTAAATGTCACATGAAACATTGAGTTCCTTTATTCTTTGGGCTACTGCTTTGCCTAAACCTTTGAACATGGGGTGCTTTTCCATTTCCCTGACCTGGTGTCTAACGTAATCAATCCATCCAGGCTTAAGTGCTAAGTTTGCATAATGCTCTACAAAATCTACCATCATTCTCTTTCAGACATAGTTATGCCTAGGGTGGTTAGTACCACTCTCTCTCCAATTCAATCTCATCTGCTTACGTCTGCTTATATCTTAAAAGTAGAAATCAAATCCAAGCTCGCTTGACGGGTTTATTCACCTTATACAACTGGCCTAGTTTCCACCTGAGTTACCAATTGCTTTACCGATACCTAAACCAAGTTCGGTCACGTTTTGCTCTGGGGTGTGTCAGAGTGCGGTGTTTAACTCCAAGCGGTCCATTCAAACCCTCTGCTATCGTGTGGAGAACGATTCCAGCGAGACAATAAAAAAAGCCACTTAACGATGTAACTTGGTCGTGTCCCCCGTGGTGGGGGCAAGGTACATCATTAAATGGCCTGATCTATTGCACACGACTGCAATAACCTAAATTATACACATTTGTAAACGTCAGTCAACAAACCATTCAGGCTTTAAGACTTTTAATTGCCAAATCCTTGCTTGGGGTACTGTTTTCCATTGGCTAATGGCTGATTGATTAATCCCGAGGATACGCCCAAGCTCAACTTGTGAGCCAGCCAATTTGATAAATTTATTTTTGTCCATGTGTGCATTATAAGCCACATAATAACCTACTGAACTATAAGGTCAATTATTTATTTGTTGTGTTGTTTTATTAGAAGGCTTATACTTCATTCATGCCCTAGCGAATTGCAAAAGGGTCTTTTAAGAAAGAAGCAGAAAATGAAAAAATATCTAACAGTAACAGAAACAGCCAAGTTAGTTCGTACTGCCTTGAAAGAGGCGTTTCCTGGCATCAAGTTCAGCGTCAAGAGCAGCAGCTACTCTGGCGGTGCAAGCATCAATGTTACCTACAAAGATGGTCCTACAGTTGCCCAAGTCAAAAGCATTGTAAGTTGTTTTGAAGGTGCTTACTTTGACGGCATGACCGATTACAAAGGTTACAGATATAACCAAATCAATGGTGAAGAAGTTAGCTTTGGCGCTGATTATATTTTTGTAAGACGCGAGTTGTCGGTTGGTCTATTACAGCTGGCCGTTGACAAAGTATTTCAAGAATATGGTTTGACTAACACTTACAAAATTGTTGATGGCTACGGCGGTGCTTATGTCCAGATAGACAACAACCAACAAGTTGGCAATGGTTATTATTACATTGACCAAAAAATAAATCTCACTACAGAAGAAATCAGCTATTGCGCCACAGTAGAAAGCATCACGGCCAACAAGGTTGTGTCGCTGGGTGACGATGGTTATGGTTATGGCGCGGTTGGTAGATTGGCAGCATAAGGAGAAACAAAATGAAATTTACTAAAGCAAAAGACATTTGGGCAATGACCAAAGAACAAATGGAAAAACTACCAAGAGGACAATGGGTTTACGCTGGTGAAAAAACAGCATTGGGTAGATTTTATGGAATTCGGTCAACTGGCGTTGTTGTTGTTGCCTGGAAGAACAATGCAAAAAACAATGACTATTTTCAGTATTGCAAAACTTTAAACAATTACGCAAGGGGTTAAAAATGAATACAGAATTAAGAATGTACGGAATAAACAATATTGATCAATACATTGAAAATGTAAAACAATCAATGACTTATCGTTTTAGCGGTGGAAATATGATTGTTGCTGGTCTCATGTCTGACGCACAAGAACAAATGGCTATGGATGATGTTGAAGGCGCTAGAAAAACTTTAAACCTTGCCAAAAATATTCTCTTTCAAATAATGGAAGGTCAATTGGTTGGTAACGTAAAAAATGATTAAAGAACAAGCCAACCTAATTCTTGACCAGGTCAAGGTTGGCGTTCCTTACCCTATACACATTATTAATCAAGCATTAACATTAACAGGTGATATCAATGGAAAAATACTACAGAACAACGAACGAAGCATTCCACAATACTATGGAGTATGGGGCTTGCATCGAGAAGCCAACCCCCAAGATGTTTACAAAGGTTGAAATATGCGTGTACTTAATCGCAGCGATCGTTATTTTATTAGATATGTTTATTTGGAGACCCTAATGGATGCCTCCAAAATTATTAGACAATCTGAAGAAGCCACTCAAGCCTACATCAATGACCCAGTCAACAAGCTGAACTTTCAGCTGGGTTACTTAAAAAGCCAAATTGAGGATTTGTGTGAAATGATCCAAATCCAACGTGACGAAATCCAAAGGTTAGAAACAGAATTACAAGGTGAACCAGAATGAAACAAATCGCAACTGCTCTAGTCAAAGCTCAAAAGGCGTTTAATCCCGCTTTAAAGCAGTCTATTAACCCTCATTTCAAAAGCCGATACGTTGACCTTGCTGGGTGCGTTGAAGCGGTTATAGACGCTTTAAACAACAACGGCATCTATTTACTTCAAAAGACATTTGAATGTGCTGATGGCGTGATTGTGGAGACCATCTTTGTCCATGAATCTGGCGAGATGCTTGAGTGCGGAATGCTTCACTTTCCTGCGGTCAAGGCCGATCCACAAGGTTATGCGTCAGCTCTTACATACGCTAGGCGCTACAGTCTGATGGCTGCTTGCGGAATAGCGCCAGAAGATGATGACGGCAACCAAGCCAGTCGCAAGGTCGAAACTAAGATTGTCAGCCAAGTCAACGTCAAAGAATTGGACAAATTGATTGAAAAGATGCGCCAGGCTGAAAACCAAGAACAATTGGTTGCTAGTTACAGGATTGCATTTCAGGCTTGCCAGAGTGACAAAACCCATCAAGACCGCGTGATTGCGATCAAAAACGAGATGAAAGAAAGGGTAGCAGCATGACAGACTACGAATCAGAAAGAGATTACTGGCGCGAACAAGATGCAATCGAAAACGCGTATAGAAACGAATTGCTAAAGCACCCGCATTGTTTAGACCCTGATCACCCTGGTTGTTCAAAGTGCGAGGAATCCGATGATTGATGAACGAATCCAAATGATGTTGTACAACGAAGACCAGTTTAGTGATGAATTCTTTGGCTGGTTTCCGAACAACGAACACATTTACGATGCTTTTCAACATGAAACCATGAAAATCATTCGTAAAGGCTATAAACACTATTCAGGGCGCACGATCTTAGAGGTGTTGCGTCACCACTCAGCACTCAGCGAAGATGGAATTTGGAAGTTAAACAACAACCATACTCCTTACCTTTGCCGATTGTTTGCCCTGATGAATCCTAAATATGCGGATATTTTTGAGTACAGAACAGTTAAAAAACCCAAATTAAGATTGGAAAAATAATGGAACAAAGAACAGACGAATGGTTTGAGTCCCGCCTTGGTAAAGCCACGGCCAGCAGAATTGCGGACATTATTGCCAAGACCAAGACAGGACCAAGTGCGAGCCGTGATAATTACGCGGTCCAGCTGGTGCTAGAAAGAATTACTCAGAGTAAGGGCGAGTCTTATACCAATGCTGCAATGCAATGGGGCACAGATACAGAGCCAATGGCTAGGCAACAATACGAGCTTAAACGCGGTGTTTTTGTGGATGAGGTAGGGTTCATTGATCACCCCACAATTGCGATGTCTGGGGCTTCTCCAGACGGCTTGGTAGGGGCTGATGGACTGGTGGAGATTAAATGCCCAAATAGCGCAACCCACATGGAAACGCTAGTCAGCAGAAAAATACCACAGAAATACATACCCCAAATGATGTGGCAAATGTGTTGTACTGGTAGGAATTGGTGTGATTTTGTGAGTTTTGACCCAAGATTTCCAGAAAACCTACAGATTTTTGTTGAGCGAGTTGAGTATGACCCTACTTACGCGCGAATGTTGGAGTTGGAAGTCACACAGTTTTTAGATGAAGTAGAAAAGAAAGTTGAAATTTTAAGGAAACTAAAATGAGCAAAGTATTAAAAGAAATCAAAGTTATCACAGGCACTTACACCAATAAAGAGGGTCAGCAAAAGAACCGCTATTCCCGCATTGGATCGGTAATTGATACTAAAAGCGGTCCAATGATCAAGATTGACAATATTCCGCTAAAAGAAGGCGGTTGGGATGGCTGGGCTTACATGAATGATCCAATTGACCAGGCTGCAGCGCCAATGAAGCCATCAAGAGGTCAATTTGAAGACGATTCAATCCCTTTTTAACATGGAAAAAACACCAGAAGACGAGGAATTTGAGCGTATGCTTGCAAAGATAGATTTACAACATACGCCATCTAAAGACAGCCAATTGGTTTCATTGCGCCGATGGGAAATTGACGAAATGATCCGATTGGCGGTTTTGGCAGAACGTGAAGAATGTGCCAAGATTTGTGATGAATGGGAGTATGCGCTTGGTGAGCGTTTAGCTAGAAAAATCCGAGCAAAAGGAAAAGAATGACTAAAGAAGAAATCATAGAAATTGCCAATAAGGTCAAGTTACCGCACGATTATGTCAATGGCGAGCCAATGTGGTTAGATAAACTAGAAGAATTTGCTAAGTTGGTAACAGAAAAAGAGCGTGAGGCGTGTGCAGAGTTGATACCTCCACAATATTTTCATTTTCGTGATTGGATACGAGCAAGGGCAAAAGAATGAAAACCAAATATCCATCTTATTGTTGCCAAAAATGTGGTGAATTGATTGGCTGGATTAGTCGGGTTCTGCCGTTTCATAAATGCAAGGAGAAAAACATGAATTCATTACCAAGATATAACGAAAAAGGTCAACTAGACACTAGGTTAAAAGTAGACCCATTAACTGGTGATGTAGGAATAGGAACACCAAAAGAAAAAAAATACATGACTAAAGACGAAGCATTACAACAAGCACTAGATGCGCTGACTGATTTTGATTACAACAAACGCATGAGTGCTATTGAATCCATCAAAGAAGCATTAGAAACAAAAGAAGAGCCTGTGTCGTGGGTTGACTTGCTAAAAGATGCTGAACGGATTGCTTTTAATACTGGAAAGGTTGAGTATGTTGCACCACAACGCACATGGGTAGGACTGACAGATGAAGACATGAATCATGCTTTAAATTATTGGTCTGATGATTCTCGAAGTGCTTATGGTGGTGCTCATAGTGCAAACGGTGAATATGTAGACATGATTGAAACATGGCGTTACATAGAAACCAAGCTAAAAGAAAAAAACACTTGACAAACCCAATTTGTGATATAGTTTAAGCACTACAAAGTGTAGTGTTTTTTGCAAAGAAACAAAGGATTTATCATGGGATACCCCAAAATGGAAAAGTTGCCTATGGGCGCAAAAGCATCTGATCGCACAGGCGAGAAGAAGGTTAGCGTACCCAAGGAAGACAGAGAAATGTTTGTGCCAGGCGCATCAGGCGAGAAAATCCCTAAAGGCGCATTATCCAGCGACACATCAGGCGAGCGTAAGCGCCCCATCGAGGGCGGCGTTGGTATGGGTAAGATGGATGGAATTGGCGAGCGTGACGGCAGCCACATGGGTCACCATGACGGCCGTTTGGGTGAGATTAAGGGCCACATGGGTGAGAAGAACGTTTATGAACACAAGCGCGTTCCTCACGTTCAAGACACGATGTAAAGCGAAACCCCCCAAAGTCTAGAACACATTGGGGGATTTCTAATCACAACAACTAAGAGGGTAGTTGAAATGACTGTAGACAATTGTAAGGTATGCAAGTTTTATTTGGGGCATGACATCGGAACTTGCCGCAGATATCCTGACTACAAGACCCGCTCACAAAATGAGTGGTGTGGTGAATTTGCGAAGAAACTCTCGGAGGGTGAAGCAGTTGCCGAGACTTTGCCCAAGACTGACCTCTTGGGCGTTTTTTCTGCTATGGGCATGAATGAGCCTGTAATGTCAACTCCAAAGCGCGGGAGACCACGGAAATGATCAAGCCATTGCGTGACAAGTTATTTGTAAAGCCAATCCAACGCCTACAAAGCGAATTGTGGTTACAGACCGCAGAAGCGCCCACAGTAGGCCACATCACCGCCTTGGGTGATGAAGCTGCCGAACAGGGCTTAAGCGTTGGGGACAAGATTTACTTTGGCACATTGGCCAAAGATTACAAAGACGAATATCTTAAATACCAAGAGTTGAAGGATCAAGACGATCAATTGATTGTGATGTCTTGGAAAGATGTTTGTTTTGTGGAGGAAGTCGAATGAAAAAGCACGACAAACCCATTGAACATAAGACCAATGGCAAGGGCAAAACTTACAACCCGACAGAAAAGGGTGCGGGAATGACTGCCAAAGGTAGGGCTGAGTACAATGCTAAGAACGGATCAAATCTTAAACCTCCAGCGCCTAATCCGAAAACAGAAAAGGACAAAGGTCGAAAGGCTAGTTTTTGTGCCCGTATGGAAGGGGTTGTTAAAAACGCTAAAGGCCCAGCAGAAAGGGCTAAAGCATCATTAAAGAACTGGAATTGCTAATGCCACTCATTAAATCCACTAAAAAAGAAGCATTTAAAAAGAATATTGCAACAGAGGTCAAGGCTGGCAAACCAGTCAAGCAGGCCGTGGCCATTGCATACTCTGAGAAACGTGAAGCAGCCAAAGCCAAAAAGAAAAAATGATCCATCCGTTAAAAAGTTTGGTTACGATGGGGGCAGTTGGTATGCCAGGTGCAGACCAGCCCGCTCAAGATGGAAACAATCCATTCATTAAAAACCAAGCTCAAGCAGCACTTTTTGCCAGGTTATCCCAAGAATTCCCAAACTTAATCAAAGAATATTCAAGCCTACCCGATACTGAAGGTGGGAAAATATTAAATACTGATATTGCTAGGGAATTAAGCCCAGAATACCGAGAAGACAGGACTAGGGCTGCTGAAGTACACGAACCCGCCAGTACATTTACCAAAAGCCTTTATTCGCACAAGTTGGCGCAACCAACACCAGAAGGACAAGATTCAAGGGTTTTGTTTACAGCTGGAGGAGCTGGTGCTGGTAAATCAACTGCCCTAGAAAACGTAAAAGCATTAAACAGTAAAGCCAAAAAATCAGAAATTATTTATGATACAAACATGGACAAACTGGATAGCGCAGAACAAAAGATAAAACAAGCGCTAGATGCTAAACGCAAGGCCATGATCATGTACACCTACAGAGAACCCGTAGAAGCATTGGTTAATGGCGCACTTAAGCGAGCTAATAGCATGGAAAAGAAGTATGGATCAGGCCGAACAGTCCCATTATCAACACATTTGAAAACACATTTAGGGGCTAGAGAAACGATCCAAGCATTGCACGAAAAGTACAAAGACCATCCAGACGTAGAAATAAGAGCAATTGACAATTCACGCGGATTGGGAAAAGCCAGACAGATAGCGATTGAAAAACTGCCAAAATTAAACCCTGAACAATTAAGGAGAGAATTACATGATGCCCTCGAACAAGAATACGCCGATGGAAAAATATCCCACGCCATCTACAAATCAACCAAAGACTACTCCATCTGAACACAAAGCCAAACGGCTGCAGCAAAAAGAAGCCGACAACGTAATGAATGAGTTAATTAACGCACTAAATACAGGAGCAAAATCAAAATGACAGCTGGCCGCCCAACACTCTATGATCCATCTTATTGTGATGAGGTCAGAGCATTGGGCGCTCTGGGTAAAAGTGTAGAACAAATTAGTACAAAATTAGGTGTTTCATTAAGAACAATGTACACATGGCGGGATGCTTATCCTGAATTTTTGCACGCCTTGGATGATGCAAAGATTGCAGAACAGACTTGGTGGGAAGAACAAGCCCAGGCTTATATGCTTGAAAGCAAAGATGGACCTAAACTAAACGCAAGTATTTGGTCAAGGTCAATGGCTGCAAGGTTTCCTAAGAAATACAGGGAATCGGTCAAACAAGAAATATCAGGCGAGAATGGTGCGCCTTTGTTGGCTGGCTTACAAGTAACATTTGTCAAACCCAATGACACCTAATATTGAGTTCCCGTTAAAACTCCAATGTTTATTTGAGCCATCAAGGTATAAAGTTTTGTACGGCGGCCGTGGTGGTGCTAAGAGTTGGGGAATTGCTAGGGCGTTGTTGGTCATCGGATCAACCAAAGTCACCAGGGTGCTATGTGCCCGTGAATTCCAAACCAGTATTAAGGATTCAGTCCACAAGTTGCTAAGTGACCAGATCATGGCCATGAGTTTGACAGAATTCTATGAAATTACCGACAGAACGATCAGGGGCAAGAACGGCACAGAGTTTAACTTTGTTGGCCTGAAGAACAATGTCAGCAACGTCAAGTCTTATGAAGGCGTGGATATTTGTTGGGTTGAGGAAGCCCAAAGCGTGTCCAAGCGGTCTTACGACACATTAATACCAACCATTCGTAAAGAAAAGTCCGAGATTTGGATCAGCTTTAACCCTGAACTAGAGACAGACGAGACTTACAGGCGCTGGGTTGCTAACCCGCCAGACAACGCCAAAGTGGTCAAAATCGGGTGGCAAGATAACCCTTGGTTTCCTGAAGTGTTAAGAGACGAGAAAGACGCGCTTAAGAATCGTGATCCTGAAGCCTATCAAACAGTCTGGGAGGGAATGTGCAGGTTGACAGTTGACGGAGCTGTGTTTGCCAAAGAAATGCAAATGGCCGAAATCAACAACCAGATCACAAACGTGCCGTATGACCCCATAAAGCCCGTCTACACGATTTGGGACTTGGGTTGGGCTGACAGTACCGCCATTTGGTTTGTGCAGTTCATAGGCGTGGAAATCAGGGTTCTGCGCTATATGGAAGACTCACAGAAGACCATTAGCTATTACTTGGCTGAAATCCAGAAGTTTGGTTATGTGTTTGACACTCATTATCTGCCCCATGATGCTGCTAGTAAGAATCTAGGAACTGGCCGATCCATTGAGGAAATCGTGAGAGCTACAGGAATGAACGTCAGGGTATTGGATCGAGTGCCAATTGCGGACAGTATTAACGCTGCAAGGACCATATTCCCAAGGTGTTACTTTGATAGGCAAAACACAACGGATGGCTTACAATGTTTACGACACTACAGGTATGAGGTTGACCCTGACACCAAGCAGTTCAGTAGAACGCCATTGCATGACCAATACTCGCATGGAGCTGATGCGTTCAGAATGCTGGGATTAATGGTCCAAGAGCCTAGAAAGCCTGTTAAGAAGAAGGCAACGTACGATTATTCAGCAAATTGGATGGGATAAATTATGTCAGACTACCAAGACGATTATGATCCACGCATAGATATGGCCAAGAAGTTTTTGAAACTTGCCAATGATGCTGACACCAACAATCGTTCAGAAGCTCTTGAAGACTTAAAATTTGGTTCTGGTGACCAATGGCCAGTAGAGATTCAAAACAGCCGTGATCTTGAAGCTAGACCCTGCCTGACGATCAATAAGGTTGACGCTTATGTGCGCCAGGTGACCAATCAGCAACGCCAACAGCGCCCACGGATTAAGGTCCACGGCATGAATAGCCAATCAGACGCTAAAGTGGCCGAGATTCTGACAGGTATTTGCCGACATATTGAGGTCAATTCAGACGCTGACCACGCCTACGACAATGCTTTTAACTACGCCGTGCGCTGTGGGTTTGGGTATTGGAGGGTCACGACAGACTATATCAGCGAGAAAACGTTTGACCAGGACATCTTCATCGAGCAGATTCATAACCCGTTTACAGTCTATTTTGATCCTAATAGCACCTTGCCAGACGGGTCAGACGCAGAACGCTGTCTGGTGACCACAGTAGTCAGTAAGAAGGAATTTGAGAAACTTTACCCCGATGCCGACACAGGTGTGGGCTTTACTCAGCGCGGAACGGGTGACAGTAATGCCGAATGGGTGATGAAGGAAGACATCAGAATCGCCGAGTTTTGGTATACAGAGCACATCAAAGATACGCTTTTACTGTTGTCTGACGGCACAAAGGTATTTAAGTCCAAAGCGCCCAGCAAAGACGATATGAATATGCTTGGGCTAGAAATCGTTGACGAACGCCCAACCATGCGGAAATTGGTCAAGATGATCAAATGTACTGGCATTCAAGTATTGGAAGAATACGATTGGCCAGGCAAGTTCATTCCAATCGTGCCAGTCTACGGCGAGGAATTCGTTGTTGACAATAAGCGTAAAAAGTACGGCATGATTCGCCAGGTTAAAGACGCACAGAGGATGTATAACTTCTGGAAGACGGCCATTACTGAGTCTGTGGCGTTAGCACCAAAGGCCAAATGGTTGCTTGCTGAAGGCCAAGACGAGGGCCACGAGAACGAATGGGCGCAGGCTAACATCAAGTCCATGCCAGTCCTTAGATACAAGCAAAAGGACATTGAGGGCGTGCCAGCTCCCGTGCCTAGCCGTATTCAGCCTGAATCACCGCCTGCGGGCATTATGGCTGCAGCTGACGGCATTAATCAGGATATGCAAGCAATTTTGGGTATCTTTGATCCTAGCCAACAACTAGCCGGAAATATGTCCGGAAAGGCACTAAATGGCCAACAACAACAGGTTGATCTCACAAATTTCCACTATTACGACAATTTGACCCGATCAATTAGACACACCGCCAAGATTATTCTTGATCTAGTGCCGACTGTTTATGACACGGCTAGGGTCATGCGGATCATTGGTGACGATGGCCAACCTGATCTGGTAGAGATCAACAAGCAAGCTCAAGACGAGCAAGGCGTTGAGAAAATACTAAATGACGTAACAGTTGGCGAATATGACGTTGTGATGGACACAGGACCAGGCTACAACTCCAAGCGTCAAGAAGCGGTCGAGACCATGATTCCATTGTTGTCCAAAGACCCACAATTGATGAATGTGGCGGGTGATTTGATCTTTAGAAACATGGACTTCCCTGGCGCTGATGTGATTGCAGACAGACTTGCAGCATCCAACCCAATGGCGCAAATTGATGATAAATCGCCCATTCCCCCACAAGTTCAAATGCAACTTAAGCAGTCACAAGCTACTATCCAACAGCTGCAACAGCAGTTACAGGGTATGCAATTGATGCTTAAAAACAGGGCTGACGTTGAGCAACTCAAACAAGACGCTGAGACTAAACGGGTTCTTATTAAAGAGACCAACCGCGCCCATGACATTGAGTTGCGTGACCAACAGAAGCAAAAAGACACAGAAATGCGTGTTCACACAACGGCACAAGATACTGTTCTTAAGACACAAACACAACTAGAAATCGAGCGTATGAAGGCCGATTTAGCCGTTTATTTGAGCCATTTAGACCGATTGAGCGAGCGTGAGGCCAAGGCTGAAGCCGTTGAGCGTGCTATTTGACAAAGTAACTCTTTCGTGTATATTTACACAAAACCTTACCCATGAGGAACATGGGGTTAATTCTTAGGGTAAACCTATGTCTGAAAAAGAAGCGTCATCAGTATTGACGAGTGAGAACTCAGCTGAGTTTTATGCTAATAAACTTGGTTTAGCTGACAGAAACGATGATGTGGCGGTTGAGGAAACTCCCGAGCCATCAGAAGTTGAAGATCAGAGTGAACCAGAGGCAGAACAAAGCAAACCTACAGAGGAAAAGAAGCAGAACCCTAAGTTAGAAAAAAGGTTTTCTGAACTGACAAAACAACGTGAGCAAGCCAAGGCAGAAGCGCAAGCAGAACGCCAACAGCGAGAAGCGTTGGAAGCAAGGTTAAGGGCTTTAGAGCAACAGGCTACGCCCCCACAGGCGAAGAACATTGACGAAGAACCACAACCTGGTCAATTCCAAGATGCGTTTGAGTACGCTAAGGCATTGGCGCAGTATTCAACAGAAAAAGCCTTACAAGAGCGTGATCAGCAAGAAGCCAACAGAAAGGCTAATGAGGAAAGACAAAAGGTTATCCAATCATGGTCTGCCAAATTAGACAAAGTGAAAGCTGATTTACCTGACTACGATGAAATTGTAAGCACGGCTGATGTGGTGGTTAGTGATGATATTCGAGATTCTATTTTAGAGAGTGATGTTGGACCAAGAATCCTGTATCACCTTGCAGAGGACCTTGAATATGCTCAAAAACTAGCACAAATGCCCACGCGAAAGGCTTTGATTGAAATAGGAAAACTGGAAAAGCTATACGAGAAAAGTGAAGCCAAACCAGAGACTGTAGTGAAAAGTAAAGCGCCAGCACCGATCAGGCCCTTGAAGGCAGGTAGTGGTCAAGCAGATATCCCTATTAACAGTAGTGGAGATTTTCACGGCACATACCAGGCTTGGAAAGAAGCTAGACGGGCGGGCAAAATCCGTTAAATTCAAATCAAGGAAATCAAATGAGTAATAATCTCTTAACGATATCCAAGATCACCAACGAGGCGTTGATGGTTTTGGAAAACGAGTAAACAGTTTGCTCCCTTATGCGGTAACGCATATTGAATAACTTTCTCTGATTGACTTGGAACTCTGGCAGCAGACAACAAGGGGCAAGCGAAAGCAGCCTGAACGACTAAGTGAGAAAGCTCCTAGAAATAGGATGATGCGATAGTCTGAACTACCCTATAACAAAAGAAGGGGTAGAGGAGAATCCGAAGAGGTTTTCCCGCCTAGAAATAGGTCACTAAAGTAACAGAATGTAACTTTTACAAGTGAAGTTGACAGAAACTATGACGATCAATTCGCCGTTGTCGGTGCAAAGATCGGTAACACAGTTAACGTTCGCAGACCAGGCCGTTTCATCGGTACTACTGGCCCAGCATTGAACGTTGAGGACTTTAACGAGTCTAGCGTACCCGTGACTTTGTCAACCCAGTTCCATGTGGATAAACGTATGTCCACATATCAAGACGCTTCCTTTCTAATAGCGGCTTGATTGGCAAAATTCTTCCTGATTGACTTGGAAGCCCTGCGGAGGGCGACAGGGGGCAAGCAAGAGAAATCTGTGCAGCCTGAACGACTAAGTGGAAGAACCTAGAAATAGGATGCGATAGTCTGAACTTTGGTATAACCTAAAAGAAGCCAGAGAGTTTGATCCGAAGCGGTCGAACCGCCCGAAAGGGTCAGTAAGCGAAAGCTGAAGTAACAGAATGACACAATTCACAACTCAGGACTTGGCATTGTCTTTGGATATGTTCTCTGACCGCGTGTTGAAACCCGCTGTGGCAGCAATTGCTAACAAAATTGATCGTGATGGCTTGGTGATGGCCAAGAACAACACGGCCAATATCGTTGGTACAGCTGGTACACCTCCCACAGGTTTGATCACATATTTGACCGCTGCTGCTTACCTTGACGCTGAAGGCGCACCAAGGGATGGCCGCCGTTCATGTATCGTTGAACCTTTCACAAGCGCCACAATCGTTGATTCTTTGAAGGGTCTATTTGTACCCCAAGAAGCCATCGGCGAACAGTATCGCAAGGGTTTGATGGGTCGTGACTCTGCTGGTATGAACTGGAAGATGGATCAGAACGTTGTTTCACAAACATTCGGTTCTTATTCGACTGCCGTGTTGTCATGCAATACATCGACTGCAACTGGATTCCTGACCTCTGGTTGGGCATCAACTTCTACTATCGCTTTGTCTGCCACAACAGCCACAGCATCGTTGAACGTTGGTGACGTTATCCAAATTGCTAACGTGTACGCTGTCAACCCCCAGAATCGCCAGGCTTATGGTTCTAACAAGCTACGCAACTTTGTCGTGACTGCTGCCGCTACTGTGGCAACATCAGGTACAACTAGCGTGACTGTTAGCCCTGCCGTGATTACTGCTGGTCAGTTCCAGAACGTGTCTGTGACCAATGCTGGCGCATCAACTGTTACGCCTTTCAACAATACTGGTACTGTGTCACCACAGAATATCATTATGCACCGCAATGCGTTTACATTGGCAGTGGCCGATCTTGAGTTGCCAGAGGGTGTCCACTTTGCTGGTCGCGCTTCTGACAAAGAGATTGGTTTGTCCATGCGCGTGGTTCGCCAGTACACCATTAACAATGACAGTATTCCAACCCGTTTGGATGTCTTGTACGGCTGGGCACCGCTCTATCCTGAACTCGCTTGCCGTGTTGCAGCTTAATTAACTTAAAGGAAAACTAACATGAGTAATCCAGGACCAGCAACCACAGTAAGCAATCACCCACAAAACTTGGCCACAAACCAAGCATTGCGTTTGATTGCATCCGCACAATCCGTTAACTTGGCCGTGGCTGGTGATACAGCCATGACAGTAGTCGATGTGACTAAATTTGTGCCCGTTAGCGTGCTAATCACCAATGGCTTGAACTCTAGTGGATCAACAACCACTATTGCTACGGCTACTGTTGGTGTTTACACAGGCCCAAGCGCAACAGGTTCAACAGTATTGACTACCGCTGCTTTGACTAGCAACACAGGTGGTCCTTATGTGACAACCTCAACCGCGACAAATCCCGCAACCGCTATTTCCAACCCATCTACGATGTATGTCAACGTGGGAACGACAATTGCAGCGACTTGTGACGTATTTGTTTACGGCTATGACCTCACATTTTTACCCTAATTTGTGAGTAAATAAACAGAAAGCCACTCTCAAAAGGGGTGGCTTTTTTTCATTTTGTTATACAATAATCATGTTTTAAAGGAATTATCATGTCCAAAACTACACTTACCCGTGGTAATTTGTTGAGCAGTTCCATCGCTCAATTGACACTACCAAGCACCACTTTTTCCACTACAACAACTGAAGTCACTATTTCATGCCCTGGCGTTAAATCCACAGACATGATCAACGTCACAGTTGATGCGGCAATGGTTACAGGCGTTGCGGTTGGTAATGCTTACACCAACACGGCCGATCAAATCACAGTTCGTTTGATTAACCTTACAGGTGGATCGGTCACCCAAACGGCCGCTAACTTGTTGGTTAACGTGAAATCGCCTGAAGACAGTCCCTTACCCGCGAATGTGGTGTAAATATGGCTGGTTCAACAGTCCAACGCAACGCGGGTCAGACGTATTGTTTTAGCGTCACCAATAGTGCCCATTCAAGCACTTTGGTTGATGATCAGACAAACGATCAGATCAACTACTGCTCATTCCTAAACACGGGCGCATCGCCCATTGCGGTGAAATTTGCGAATTATTCGCCATGCCCCGCCGCAACGTTTCCGAGTGATGGAACACCGGGGGATTATGTTTTGCCTGCGGGTATGACTTCTCCCCTTATCTTGGCAACCCCAACAACGCCCTTTTACATGACAGCGATCAGTAATAGTGGCACGGCGGGTTTGCTTTATGTAACGGCCGTTGGCGATCAAAGCTAACATGGTTGGCCCTAACAAAACTGTTGACCAAAACCTACTGCCCGTTCAGGCGTATTTTGCGGTCGATGGC